CCTCAGAGTTGTCATACTTGAAAGTAGTGCTTTGATAAATTGGCACTTCAATCGGCTCACCATTTTTTGGGGTATATCCACCCCTCACACATATAGTGTTTACTGATAGTTTCTTTGTTTTCATATTGTGTTAAAATTATACCTTACTTGCATATTACTTGCATTCCTACTTCTTTGCAAGCAAATCCATTAGCTGCTTGATTTGAGCATCCTTGCTCTCTACTTGCTTGCGCAGGTCTTCAATCTGTTCTTTCAACAACTCTACTTCTTTCGAATCATTATTGCTAACAATCTGTTTATTGTGGTGGGCATTATCCTCGTTCACCATATTTATATTAGGTGTTCTGTCTTTACCGAAAACCCAGTCACTTGGACTAACGGCAGCTTTATCATCAAACATTTCGCCATCCGAGTTTTCTAGCCACTCTTTTCTCAAACCAAGATTGTAGCAAATCTTTTGAATATCATTCTTGGTGAAAGAATACTTTGTATTACTTTCGCTCATCTTTTTATTAAGATTAGCTTGGTCTATGTCTATCACCTTACAAAACTGAGACATCGACTTGAATTTACTTATGTCGAAGCAAAACTTTAAGTTCTTCGCAATATCATTCATAATTCTTAAAATCTGTTTAGAAATTACACATTATGCGCCATCTTTCGTAAATAAAGGTTAAATAACCAAGAATAACGAAACTTTCTCGTCAAAAAGTTTGGTTATTTGAGGTTATTTCCATACCTTTGCAATCGTTAATCAGTTACAACACTGATAGACGAAAAAGGTGGGACGGAGTTCAAAACACCGTCTAAGCTATTTATCCACTGCAAAGATAGTTATTTAACTTCGTTCCACCAAACTTTTTTGGTTAAATATAGTTATTTGAAGAGAAATAATGAAGATAGAATATAATCAAGAAGAGGTTCGTCAGAGGGTTGCAAAGGTTATAGAGTTGGGCAACTACAAGTCCACAAGGTCGTTTTCGATTGATGTTGGTCTCGATTGCTCTAACCTATCAAAGATGCTAAGAGGTAAGCAGAATTTTACCAAGGCAGCTATGATGGCTATTTGCTCTAACCTAAAGGTTGATTTACAATGGCTCGCCTACGGAAAAGGTGATGCACCTGTAATGATAGGTCAGATAGATGACGCAACACAATTACGAATCGAAAAGGCAAGGCTTGAAGAACGAGTACAATGCCTAGAAAACGAAAAAGCATTTCTGCAAAGGATGCTTGAAAAGTAATAGGAGAATAATAAAATGGCAACACCGAAGAAGAAAGTAGTGGTTGAAAAGATTGCTAAGAAATGGCTATCAACTGATGAAGCTGCATCATACATAGGTATGGGAAAGTCGTTCATAGTTGAGTTGAGAAAGAGTGGAAAGTTACCACACTGCATGATAGGTCACTCTGCATTCTTCCTTGCAAGCGATATAGATAATCTGCTTGAAAGCCATCGTATATATTAGAGTTCTGTTGTTTAATATCACCAAGTGTGGTGGATGGGCGAGTCTTTAACTATTTTTTTTATATGCTCGCCCAATATGGTTTCATAGCTCAGATGGTTAGAGCGGTCGGCTGTTAACCGATAGGTCGTAGGTTCGAATCCTGCTGAAACCGCAATTCTTTTAGAATCAGATTATCACTACAAGTGATGAAACTGAAAGCTAGAGAAGAGTTCTTTGGCATATTGATAAAATGCACAGAATAGTATGCGCATATAAGAAATGTAGTAAAGGAGCGGCACTGGCACGCGGTGATATTACGAAAGGGTATGCGATATACGTAAGACTAGTAATTCTGTTATTGATGAAATTATCACTGATGAACTACCACGGAAATGATATTGGCATCCAGTCAAGCGAGAAGAATTGTCGTGGAAAGCAAAGGATAATGATAATTCAGAGATAGCAGTCTAGCCAACTCTGAACAGAGTTGAGTCAAAGAATGAGACTTAAACACTACTTAAAGTAGAGATTACTTCTCAATACTTTAATTAAATAACAACAAAGAGATACTTGGTGTAAATGGAAGCACGTCATACAACTAGAAGATACCGTTCTTATCGTATGGAAATGTTGGTTCGAATCCGGCAATATCTCCAAAGTTATAAATGTTTTTGCATAAATATTTTATTTGATTACTTGTTTGTTTATATTTTAATTAACAAAATTTGAATTTGAATTTGACAATGATGGCAATGCAGTCTGTCTGTGAAGATAGGCTGCACAAATCGCAGGTTGGAGCAGTGGTAGCTCGCTAGGTTCATGTCCTAGAGGTCGCAGATTCGAATTCTGCACCTGCAACACTCATTTTTTTTGGTTATAAGGTTATAAGGTAAAGTTAATTAGTTTTCTAAGTTTTAGCATCAAGTTCGTGAGAATATGATGCTTCTGGTTCTATGGTGTAACGGCAGCACAAGAGATTTTGGTTCTCTTAGAGATTGTTCGATTCAGTCTGGAACTACTACAATTTTTTCATCTATGTGCTTCTGCTTGTGAAAGTAGTAGTGCTTTATTTATTATACACTTTTTTAAGTGTTTTTGTTTACTTAAATAATTTATTTTTTTTCTCAACTGCTTGGGATAAGTCGTTGAGTTATGCCCTTAAAGCAATTAGGTAATGCGCTACATACGTAGATTTAAAGCTCCGACCAGTATTGTAGAGAAGATGGTTCGATTCCATCTAGGGGCGCATTTTTTTTTACTTTGTCATAAGAAAATGATTAAATTTTAAAATTAGGCTGTTTTTCCTTGGCGGTCAGATTATTAAGTTAGTCTGCCGCCAAGGTTTTTTACGAAAAGAACATGAAGATTATATATAGTATAAAGGTTCACAGAGACCACTTGAAAACGCTGCAAGGTCTGAAATGCTTGCAGTCGGTTGATGTCGGTGAAGATGGCAAGTCAATTACTTGTCAGTTCAAAGACAACAAGACTAGAGGTTGTCTGATTGCTCATACAAATGATTGGCTTGTTGAATTTGCGACAGGAGAATGGCAGAAGTTCGGTGATGCTGCTTACCAACAACTAGTTCGGAATCCGAGCAACGTATCTAAAGAATATTAGCTATGGCTGCTGCTAGGGTTATTCAACACAAGTACACATCGAAAGATGGTACTGAGTACGATAGTAAAGAAGAATATCTGTATCACCAAATTCTTCTTGCTGATAAAAGAGTTTCTTGTATTCATAGACAAGTGAAACTCAGCATATTCAAATCCATTTATATGATTGTGCCGAAACAGCTCAAAACAAAGGTTCGGTACGATAAAAGACTGATGGTTAGCGGTCATAGCTATAAACCAGACTTCATATTTTGGGAATACGGAAAATTGATTGTCTGTGACGTAAAATCAAAGTACACTCATTCTCTCAGGGAGTTCAGAATAACTGCCAAGGGGTGTATCAGTAAGATTGTCGAACACAACAAGAAACGTCATAATGGTGAGCCGTTTGTGGTTTTTCGTGAAGCTATCCATATCAAGAAGAACGAATGGAAGATAATCGACTACCCACCTGACGGAAACAGTTATTGTGAGATTTAATTTCATTCATAATTTATTTAAAATTTATAGTTAGTTATGTAAACCGCCCCTACGCCGACTAAGGTTGTCGTAGATAGGATGTGGAGTTGCTCTTTGGGCAAGAGTATGAATCGAAAACACACCAAGGGGAAATAAAACCTCTCGTAAGTTTGGCAGATGGTGTGTCTTTTGAAACCTCGGAAACGAAGCATCCTTTTAAAAACAGTTTAATATATGAATATAAAAGAATTAGACGGTTATCTGAAATTTCTTTCTGAGAAACAGACTGCCGTTCAAGAAAGCGGTTTTGATGTTGAGGATAGCGATTTGAGTCCTCAACTATTCCCATTTCAGAAGTATTGTGTTAAGCGAGCATTGAAAGTTGGTCGATTTGCGATGTTTGAGGACTGTGGATTGGGAAAGACGTACCAGCAATTAGAGTGGGCACAGCAAGTGGTAAATCACATTAATAAACCTGTTCTTATTCTTGCGCCATTGGGTGTTATAGGTCAGACAATCAAAGAAGGAGTTCATTTCGGGTACAAAGTAACTGAGATTGCTCTTACTACATTTGACCAGGACTTGGATACTGGTATCTATATTACCAACTATGATAATATGGATAACATAGATGCTTATCTGTTTGGGGGGGTCGTTCTTGATGAGAGTTCAATATTGAAGAACTTTGCTGGAAAGACAAGAACCGCACTTATTGAGGATTTCAAAAATACACCTTATAAGTTATGTTGTACTGCAACGCCTTCTCCAAACGATACAACCGAGCTTTGTAATCATGCAGAGTTCTTGAATATTATGACAAGAAACGAAATGCTTGCGATGTATTTTGTACATGATGGCGGCTCTACATCTGATTGGAGACTGAAAGGTCATGCACAACAAGACTTCTGGGATTTCGTTTCTACTTGGGCAGTCATGCTCAGTAAACCATCTGATATTGGTTTTAGCGATGATGGATATATCCTTCCACCGATGAATGTTATTGAAGATTACATCGTTACCGAAAAGAAAGATAACGGTGCTCTCTTTAATGATATGGCAGTGTCTGCAACGGATTTCCATAAAGAGCTTAGAAGAACTATCAAGCAACGTCTTGAAAGAGTTGCTGAGATTGTTAATGCTTCTTCTGAGAATTGGATTATCTGGATTGGGCAAGATGAGGAAGGTAAGGTTCTTCGTGAGCTGATTCCCGATGCAGTTGAGGTTAAAGGTAGTGATAGCAAGCAATACAAGAAAGATAAGTTGCTCGGATTTGCCAATAACGAGTTCAGAGTGCTTGTCACTAAGTTGAAGATTGCATCATTCGGTCTTAACTATCAGAACTGCCGTAATCAGATGTTTGCTTCACTTGATTTTTCATTTGAAGCTACCTATCAAGGTATCAGACGTTCATATCGTTTCGGTCAGAAAGATGAGGTGAATATCCACATCATTACTCTTGATACGATGCAGAACGTGAAATCATCATTCGAGGAAAAGCAAAAGCAGTTCCTCGAAATGCAGAAGTCTATGACCGAAGCTATGTGTCGTAACATCAATAATCAGATAAAGTTAAAGAAGATGGAAGTTGATAATAAGTATCAATCAAAAAACTGTGACATTCGCCTAGGTGATTGCGTACAGCTCATTCAGAATGTTCCCGATGAGAGTATAGGTTTCTCTATTTTCTCTCCACCATTTGCGGAACTTTACACATATTCCGATAAGTTGGAAGATATGGGTAACTCAAAGGACTATAAGGAGTTCTTTACTGCCTTCAAATATCTTGTTAAAGAACTATACAGAGTTCTTTGGAGCGGTCGTAACGTTGCTGTTCATTGCATGGACTTGCCTATCCAAAAAGGTAAGGAAGGATATATTGGTCTTCGTGACTTCTCTGGTATGATTCTTGAAGCATTCCAAGAAGTAGGTTTCATTTATCATTCTAGGGTAACGATTTGGAAGAATCCTGTAACTGAAATGCAGAGAACAAAGGCACTCGGTCTTCTCCATAAGCAAGTAAAGAAAGATGCGGCTATGAGTCGTGTCGGCATCCCTGACTATCTTATGGTATTCCGTAAGGAAGGCGAGCATGAACACCCAGTTCATTGTGATATATCTGTTGATACTTGGCAAAAGTACGCCTCGCCAGTGTGGATGGATATTGATTATTCTAAAACACTTAATGGTATTAAGGGTCGTGACGAGAATGACGAGAAGCATATTTGCCCATTACAACTTGAAACAATCGAGCGAGCAATAACTCTTTGGAGTAACAAGGGTGATAAGGTTCTTACACCATTCCTTGGAATCGGCTCTGAGGTTTATCAGTCAATTAAGATGGGTCGCTTTGGTGTCGGCTTTGAATTAAAGGATAGTTACTTTAATGAAGCTGTAAAGAATTGCAAAGCTGCCGAAGCTGATACAAATGCACCTACATTGTTCGATATGTAATTTTTCATTTGCCCATTATATATGCAATTCACGTGAATCGGTGTGGTGGAACTTGCGTGATGTTCACTATGTAATAGTCTGAGCACTGCACCGATTATTCTTTGGATATTATTTTCTTTCATAACCAAGCCCAACCGATGATAGTGTTCTTTGGGCAAGAACGATAATGGTACGACACTGCTAGAAATAGTAGCATTCTTGAAATTTGGTGACTATCATCGGTATTTTTAAGTATTGGAGGTGTAAAATGGCGAGATTAACGATTGAAGAATTAAAGAAAGACCCATTGATAAAAGGCGATTTTGAGCGTATGAAAATTATGGGATTAGACCCAAATGAGCCTTGGGCGTTAGTTTGTAAGATATTGGATTTTTGTGACGATGATTACTTTAATCTCAAGGTTAAAAGTTTGTTTTCTGTATATATAGCTGGCTATACAGCTTGTTATTGCAAATTTATAAACCAAATTATTGAAAAAGCTAAATAATGAAAGGTATGTTTTATATTAGCTATCTTGTTGTTATGCTTGTTCTTGTAGTTGCTGCTGAGATAATCAACTTCGCAAGCAAGACTGTATGCGGCAAGAAAGTTATCAAATGTTTTGATTTATGAGTATAATTTTATTTTCGATTGCTGCAACCGCTCTTATGTTCGCAGTTGCTGGCGCAATAGCGATGATGCTAGGTTTGGATAAAGAAGATTAGCAAAATGAGAAGCGAATCAAGGCGTAGCCAGCTCGACCACGAAAGATATATGAGAAATCGTGAAGAAAGACTGCAAAAGCAAAGAGATTATTACAGAAATAATACTGAACTTTGCAAGGCTAGCGTAAAGCGATGCAAAAAGAAAAGAGTAGAAAGAGAAATATTATTATTGTTTAATTAATTAAATATGTAGCTATTATGGCAAAAGACAAAATTAAGTTGGTTTTCGAGATTGACCGCTTTAAGGTTATCGGTTGTGTCGCACGTAACTGTGAGACCAAGGAAGAGTACGAGGAATTGGTGAAAATCATCAATGGTACTGATGAGGTTGTTCGCAATGACAAAGAAATTGAGAAGACAAACTGTGTACTGATTCTCGACCAGTTGTTGCACAACAACGAGAATTTGGCTCTTCGCAAACGCCTGGAGAGCGAAAACGAAACACTCCACAATGGTGAAGGTGACGGTGATGGTGACAGCAACGTAAAGTGCATCGAAATCAAAGGCAACGTTGCCAAAGAACTCTTTGATAAGATTGCTTCTTTGGCTGATAATGGAAAGGATGGTGAGTAATGAGAGCAAGAACAGCATCTTGGTATGAGACTAGAATCAAGTACCAAAAGACGATGGAGGATTGCTCGGAAAAAGTAGTCAACGAACTTTATGTTGTTGATGCACTTTCTTGCACCGGGGCAGAAACATCTGTCATTGAAGAAATGAGTTGCTATATTAGTGGCGATTCTGCCGTTACAAGCGCAAAGAAAACCAACTATGGCGAGATTTTCTTCTCTGACTTGGATGATGATGATAAGTGGTACAAGGCAAAACTCCAGTTTATCACTATTGATGAGAAATCCCAAAAAGAGAAGCGTTCTAACGTAACTTATCTGGTTCAGGCTAAGTCGTTGGCACGTGCTCTTCGATATATTGATGAGGTAATGGGGAAAACAATGATTGATTACGACATCGTAGGTCTCAACGAAACAAAGGTCTTCGATGTATTCGAACATCACGCTCCATCTTCCGAAAACAAAGAGGAAAAGAATGAGTAAAATCGACAAACTTATAGCATCTATGCCGTCAAAAATGGCTAATGCAGTAATCCATCAACGCAAGTTACATGCTTGTTTGATGGAACTTACTGCAAACAAGTCAAGAGAAGTGGCGGCTAGAGCTATTTTTCTGAATTACCAAGATGGTGATGGCAGAAAGTTAGGTACAATTCCACATTATTACGAAAGACCTACAACTACTGGTTCGGTAATGGTGGAGACGTACTTTAGTTATATTGATAGAGTTCACTAATTTTAAAATCTATACAAATGGATATAGAACAGTTAAATAAAACGCCTCATAATCAGATTTGCGACTTGGCAAGGGATAAGTTTATTGAGGTGTACAATCAGAAGTTCGGAGAGGGTGGAGAAGTGTTCTTTGAGGAACAGAAGGCTCTGTTTAATAATGAGCTTCTCAACGGCTCGTTTAAGGGGTATCTCGAAAAAGCAACATCGTTGAATATTCACGATGCCTTTATGAATTTAGCGATTAATGGATTGTCGCTAGAAAAGGGAACTACAACACTCTGTTACCTTATGGGCTATAGCAACTACGACAAGAATACCCGACAATCAACTTATACTGCTAAGATTACATATACAGGATATGGTGAGATTCTTCTTCGTCAAAGGGCTGGACAGATTCTTCGTTGTGACAACCCTGTAGTGGTATATGGTTGCGATGATTTTCGCTTCGGTGAGCGTGACGGTCATAAATTTGTTGATTATGTGAAGACTTATCCACGACCAGCAAATTCACGTATCGTTGCTTGTTACGTGAAGATTATCCTTCCAAACAATTCATACGATTACTTCGTTCTTGACCGTGAAGGTATCGACCGATTGCGTGAATATTCTGCTAAATTTGGCGGTCAAGACCACAAGGCTAACGCTCTATATGGCGGTTGTTATACTGGTAATGATGGTAAAATGTACTTCAAGGATATTGATACAGGATTCCTTATCTCTAAGACTTGTAAGCATGCTTTTAAGACTTACCCTAAGTTGCCAGTCGGTCTTGGCGGTATGTTACAAGCTGATGTTGACAGCCAACCTCAACAACAGCAGCAACAAGAAGCATTTGGTGCTTCGAAAGCTGAAACACAGAAAAATGGTGTTAAGGCAAAGGTTGACGATGATTCTCCATTTTAATTTATAAAATATGGCTGAAAATACAGAATTGCAGTTGGTACAACAACAAGCCAACAATATTACAAGACAGATTGCAACGCTCAAATCCGATACAGAAAATGCGGTGCAAGCTAACAGAAAGTCTTATGAGGCATGTGTTCAGGCAGGTGAATCTCTTCTGTCTGATATTAGTGCGTCTGGTATGAATGATGCTCTTGACGAGAAAGCTGCTGAATTTATCAAGAAGGCTAAACTGACAGAGAAAGCAATGACGGAGAAACGTAAGGGTGTTACCCAAGTGTTCGATATTGTCCGTAAAGGATTTACGATGATGGAGAGCCTTATCTCTGCCAAGAATACAGATTCTGTTGTCTATAAGATTCAGGAGAAGCGCAATGAGTATGCTGCCTACAAGCTAGAACAGCAGAAGAAAGCAGAGCAAGAACGCTTGCGACAAGAGCGCATTAAGGAGGCTAAGATTAAGTTGAAGACTGATACTATTGATACGCTCAACAATCTTCTTACTGAGCATTCTTCTGCTGCTATCAACTCACTTAATAATACGTTCTCTCTTCTCACCCTTGATAACAAGGATGAAGTTAAGAAACGTATTACAGAGTGTTCTGATGTTCTTGACCTCGGACATCTGTTCGTTAATAACAAGCCTTCATACTCTTCTGAAATTGAGGAGAATGACGCAAAGGATATTATGAACGGCGCATACAAGGAAATTTCCGCATCGTTGCTTGCGTCTTATAAGCAGACTGTCACTGCTACACGTGACGAACTCCTTATGAAGTTTGACTCTAAGATTGCTGAACTTCTTGAAATCAAGAAGGCAGAAGAGGAACGCAAACGTAAAGAAGAGGAAGCACGTAAGGCAGAGGAGGAACGCAAACGCAAGGAAGAGGAAGCACGTAAGGCTGCCGAGGAAGAGCGTAAAAAGCAAGAAGAAATCCAACGCATCAAAGATGAGGAGGAACGCAAGCGCAAGGAGGCAGAACTGAAAGCTGCCGAAGAAGAACGCAAACGCAAGGAGGCAGAACTGAAAGCTGCCGAAGAAGAACGCAAACGCAAGGAGGCAGAAGCTGCCGCTGCTGAGGCTGAACGTAAGGCTAAGGAAGAAGTTATCCGTAAGGCTGATGAAGCCGCCAAGGAAGAGCAACAACGCAAGCTTGCAGCAGAGCAAGAGAAACGTGATGCTGAAAACGCTGCACAACATGCTACTGCACAAGCTCAGTCACTCTTCGCTCAGACTTCTGTTGACAACACAAGTAAGCAGAAAATAAAGGTCACAAAACGTCTTGTCGTTACTGACAAAAACGCTTGGCTCGATATTATTCAGCAGTGGTGGACGATTGAGGGTTCTTCTATGTCACCTGAAAAACTTGCTTCTAAGTTGGAGTTTATGCGCAAGGCTTGCGAGAAACATGCTAACAATGAGGAAGAGTATATCGTTTCTCCTTATATTAAATATGAGGATGAAGTAACAGCTAAGTAATATGGCAGAGCAACCGTTTGACCCTTATTATTCACGTGGTGAGGTTTCCAACTCAGACCTCACCGCATTGAAGTTCGCTCTTAACCCACAGCTTAACTTCGTTAAGGAATCAGACAAGAAAAAGGCATTCCATCTTGGTACTCTCGTTGATGCTCTCGTTACTGAACCAGAAAAGTGTAATCATTACGCTATGACGGTTGATGATGAGAAATATACAGAGAAAGATTGGAAATGGGGATTAGACAGACTTGCAGTTTTAAAGAAACAAGCAACAAAGGATAGATTTCTTGATTTTGTTCTGAAAAATGCGGTCGGTCAGAAAACATTCATCAATCCGCGCATGAAGATGGAATACCAAGGTTTCGAGTTTGAACTGCCTGTACGATGTAAGTTCGACTGGTGGCTCGGCGAGTTTGGCGGTGACTTGAAGACTACCGCAGCTACGTCACAAGAACAATTTGAAGCTCAGATTGATTTCGTGGACTGGGATAGAAGCCGTGCATGGTATATGGACTTGACGCATAGCATTGACCCTAGATATGGAAATCAAGACTTTATCTTTGCAGTTTCAAAGACTAAGAAGAAAGTGTTCTACAAAAAGATTGAACGTGGTGACGAGTTGTATTTGCGTGGTAGAGAGAAGGCTCTTGAATGGGCTTTCAGAATGTGGTGTTTATTATAATTATCATTATGTCAGATAAACCAAAATTATACGATTATCAAGAAGAGGGTGTACGCATGGAACTCGCTATGAAGCGTTGCATAAATGGGGATGACATGGGAACGGGCAAAACGATTCAGTCTATTGTTGCCATTGAACGTGCAAAAGCGACTCCTTGCTTGGTTATTTGCCCTGCTGCCCTCAAAGTCAATTGGGAACGTGAAATCAAGAGATTCACAAATCTTCGTCCGCTTATCCTTACGGATTCTGTAAACGCAACATACGGCTATCATCTTACTAAGATGGATTTGTATGATGTGGTTATATGCAACTACGAATCTCTTGCTAAATATTTCGTTGTATCACTCGGAGAAAAGCCGTTAAAGCTTAAAAATTTCATTTTTAGGAATGAGGTCGATATTCTGAAATCGGTCATTATTGACGAGTCTGCAAGAGTTAAAGACCCAACGACAAGGCAGTCAAAAATAATAATGGGTATTTGCCAAGGCAAGGAATATATCTACGAGCTGACTGGTACGCCTGTGGTTAACCATGCTACTGATATGGCTTGTCAGTTGGCTATTCTTGGTAGAATTGATGAATTTGGCGGATATGGCGAGTTCTGTAATAGATATGGAGAAAACGAGAATCTCGAAGAACTTAATCAAAAGATTCACGAAACATGTTACTTCCGTAGGGAAAAGAAAGATGTGCTCAAAGATTTGCCTGAACTAACAAGAACAACAATTAGTGTTACTCTTGATTCTGAAACACAAGAAGAGTATGATACTTGTCAGAAAGACTTGCTTACATTCCTTCTTGAATATAAGAATTGCTCTGAGGATGAGGCTAGAAAAAAGCTACGAATGAAGGCATTAGTTAAATTTATGAATCTTCGTTCTATATCTGGAAAGGGAAAGATGAAAGCAACAATCGAGTTCCTACATGATACGGAAGAACAGATAATCGTGTTTGCAGAACATCGTGATGTTGTTGATGCAATCAAAAAGGAGTTTCCTAATGATGTATGTTCCGTTACTGGCTCTGATAATCAGCAGCAGAAACAATGGGCTATTGACTCTTTCCAAGCTAAGAAAAAAAGGATAATCATCTGTTCCATTAAGGCTGCTGGTGTAGGATTGACTCTTACGGCTTCATCGAATGTCGTATTCACGGAGCTACCTTGGACGATGGCAGACTTATCTCAGTGTGAATGCCGTGCTTATCGTAACGGACAGAAGAATGCTGTTACATCGTGGATTCTGATGGGAATTAATACTATTGACAGTTATCTTTATAGTTTGATTATGAAGAAAGGTTCTATAGCATCAAAGGTTACTGGTGAGCAAGATTCCGCTATTAAGGATGTTGCCTACTTTGATGAGTTGGCTGATTTGGTTTTACAAAATTCTTTAAATAAAAAATAATGGAAATTCAAGGAAAAGTTATTGCCGTTTTACCTGAAAGAAGCGGCGTATCTGCAAGAGGTGAGTGGAAGTCTCAGACCTATGTAATAGAAACACAAGAGCAATATCCTAAGAAGATGGCTTTTGATGTTTTTGGAGCTGATAGAATTGCGAATTTTGGCATTCAACTCGGTGAGGTTATTAACGTTAGCTTTGATATTGATGCACATGAATATCAAGGCAGATATTTTAATCAGATTCGTGCTTGGAATGTTACTAAGGTGTCACAACAAACTGCCGCACAATGTGGTGGCTTTAGTGGTAACGCCCAGTCTAGCGCACAAGCAGCACAACAAGCTATGGCAAGTTCTGCTAATGCTGCTGGCGTGGCAAACCCGACGAATCAGCAAAATCTGTTTCCACCTGAACAACAGTCAGCACAGCAGCAAGCACAGCAACGAGGGAACTCTGATGACCTTCCCTTCTAGTGTAGAATTAATCAAACGAGCATTCAACGCTTATGTGGTTCAACCTGAAAAATGTGTTTGAACTTGAAACGTTTAGAACAAAAGTAGCCGAGTTGGAGAACAAAGGCGCGATGGTAGAGCTGAAAGAGAAACGTGGACGTTCTTTGAATCAGAATGCCTACCTTCATTTACTTCTATCTGCCTTTGCTCTTCAATACGGCTACACTCTAGATGAAGTCAAAACACATTTCTATAAGCTAGTAGTGAACAAAGATATATTCCTCAGAGAGGGGGTTGATAAATTCACAGGAGAATGCTATAAGTATCTTCGTTCTTCTGCTGACCTTACGAAAGACGAAATGAGTAAATCAATTTCTGATTTCAAATTGTGGGCAAAAGAAGAGGCTGGTTTTGATTTTCCCGACTCTGATGAATATATCGCACTACTGCATATTCAGCATGATATTCAGAAAAACGAGCAATACTTGCAGTAGTATTGTGTAACATACAATTTTAAATACAATGGATTCTTTTAAGATTAGCAAAGAACAATATTGTGATTTAATGAAACTTGATAGGACAAATGCCGTAAACTTGTTTGTTTATCTTCTAGCAAATGCAGACGATAACGGAACATTGATTGTTAGCATCCGCAAGATTTCGAGTGAACTATGTATTGGAGTGCAAACCGTAAGAACGTTGCTTAAACATTGGTATATAACACACATACTAACACACCAAGTAACACACCAAGGTAGCGTAATAACTATTTGTGATATAAAAAGTTACAAAGGTAGGAAACGTGCTGCTAACACATCAAGTAACACACTTGCTAACACACAAAAAACTATCGAGGAACGAAAGAAAGATTTCGCAGAAAGTTTGAAACCTTACCTCGAAGAGTACGGAAAGGATATGCTGAATGATTTCTATCGGTACTGGACGGAAATGAATAATGGTGGAAAAAAAATGCGGTTTGAAATGGAGAAAGTATTTCAAATTGCAAGCAGATTGGTTACGTGGAACAATAACAACAAATATCATTATAAGAAAGCCAACAATCTTCCTGTTGGTATGAATTTACAGAATAGTAAAAATAAAGATTATACAAAAGGACTAGATAGATGGAACAAATAGATGGCGAATATTTCAAGAACCTTGTATCTCAGATGCGATATACTGGTTATCCGCAAGAAATTGACAGAGTACAAATAAGCATTCCTAATGCAGAGAAACGTTTGCGTGGAGGCTTGCAATATGTAGTCAATATGAAGTCTGGATGCAATGCAGAATGGAACGAACGCAATTACCGCCCTATTGTTGATTGGATGACAGACAACAAAGGAAAAGGGTTATTGATGTTCGGCGGTTGCGGATTAGGCAAGTCGGTAATCGGAATGTATATCCTTCCTCTTCTTATTAAAGATGTACATAAAAAGGTGGTAAACATCTTTAGCGCACAAGAGTTGAATCAAAAGATTGACGAAATTCTCAAACTTCATATTATCTATATTGATGATATTGGTACAGAGGATAATCTTAACTCTTATGGCAACAAGCGTATGCCATTTGCTGAACTTTGTGACGCTGCTGAAAAGAAGGGAAAATTGCTTATCCTTACCACTAACCTCAGTATTGACGAGCTTACTCAGAGATATGGAGATAGAGTTGTGGATAGACTGATAGCAACAACAAAAGCAGTTCCTTTTACAGGTGATTCTTTGAGAAAGTAATTATGGCAGACGTAAGTAAAATGGCAGAGGAATGGCTCAGTGAGCATCCTGACGCATCCAAGAAAGAAATATGGTTAGCTGGTTATTGGAAATCTACCGATAACTGGTGCAACCGAACCAAGTAAATTTTAGAATTGAAAACGAATTAATATATAGATAAATATGAGTCATTTTTTAACATTGGTAATTGGCGATGAGCCAGAGAAACAACTCGCCAAGTATGATGAAAATCTAGAGCTGCCTATGCATTTATATATGACTAAAGAGCAGCTTATTAGTGAGAAACGTAAGGAGATTGAGGAATACAAAAAGAATTACTATGATGTGTTCCTACAAGATAAAGATGCATATCTTGCCAACTGTAGAAAGGAACATGCAGATTATATCGAGAACGAATTTCCAAAGCATCTTAACTGGACGGACGAACAGATGTACGAGGATGCCGTGAAGTATTACCGTATGGATATAGATGATGGAAGTGAGGATATTGAGATACATGAGGACGGCAGCGTTTGGCGCACCTATAATAATGATGCTAAATGGGATTGGTATCAGATGGGTGGTAGATATGCAGGAAGACTCAAATTAAAGGATATATCAATGTATGCTCCATTATACTATCCGAAGTTTCCAATGTTCTATTCAAGAGAAGACCTTAATTATTTTGAGAAACTAAAGGCAGAAGGTCGTTGCGACCAAGCTCGCATTAAGGATATATCCAATGTAGAAGAAATATCAGTATTCGCAGTTGTTAAGGACGGAAAATGGTATGAGCGTGGAAAAATGGGTTGGTTTGCCGTAGTATCAGACGAAAAAGACAAAGATGCATGGAGAGAAGAAGTGAAACAACTTCTTGCATCACTTCCTTCTGACACTCTTCTAACGATGTATGATTGTCACATATAATCATTAACAAAAAAATATTTAAAAATGACGCAGACAGAACGTATTGAGAACGCTACCACCAAACAGGCGGTAGTGTTCATAGTTGTTTATTCTTGGGTTATCCTGAGAAATATAGGAAGAGCAATCAATAAGGCGGTACACAAGCTGCCTTGGTTGTTCATCGTGATAACGGTAGTAATATCAATCATCGTTAGCTTCGTCTTTATATCTAAGGCTAGAGCAGAGCGAGATAGCTATAATCAGAAGCTAGTACATGCAACACAGCAGCTTGATAGCTTCTATGCTGCATACGGAAACTTAAAATCAAAGTAATATGGACGGAATGGTAATCAATAATTTGTCTGCACAAGCAACTACAGAATGCGGACTGCTGCAACAAGAACTTCTCAAATCGTTTGTTGAGGCTAGAAAACAAAGAGGTATTACAGAAAGCCTAATGAAAAGATTAGCGGTAAAAAAGATGAATGCGATAGAAGATATGTATGGAAACGTACATGTTACCAATGATAAATTTGGCGAGTGTGGTAGCGACTTTTACATTGATGCAACCGCTGATAGAATTACGTTGTCTCTAAAATATTACGTTAATATAATTCCATTGGACGGATTATCTAATCACGACAAAAGAATTGCTAAACGTTACAACTATTGCGTGTATAACTACGATACAGCCAATAATGTATCATCTGGTTTTAAGACATTTCGACCTTGGGGTGGTCTTACAGGTAGTTGCGATTGGAGTTACTCTATTGATGATATTCTCAAAAGTGATTTTCTTACTGAAGGAATTAGTGTTGATAATGCAATAGGTGGTGTGTTTAAAGTCTTTCTTAAATAGTATGCAGGCAAATTGGACTCCAAATAATTCGTGTGTACTCGCAGGTGTTCCTCTTGCAGTTCCATCGAAAGAACAGATAAGCAAACTCTACATGCTTTTCTATTCTATGGTAGGCGGCTTTGCTAAAATTGTCAAGTCTAACATAGATGAAACATTCAAACTGGTATCGGAAGATGAAAAGCTATTTAAGTTTGATGTAAAGAGAAGAATGACAGAGGCGAAGGAATTTTCCGATGAATTGATTGACTTGTTCAAAGAACGAATGAAAGCTGACGGCATGTCTGAGATATGGGATAAGCTTACCTTTATCATCAAGTTCAATCTACAGGATGATGTAAGGAAATGTTATTATTCGTTAGATAACCAATTTTCAAAGCATCATATTGAAAGACATAAGATGTACACAATGGTTGTTATGTCTGGAATATTGAGCGGAATGCTTGAATCTTCTGTTTCTGCATTTAAAAAGACAATGGATGAATATAATGGTTCTTGGGCAACAAATATTGCAGAATACTTTATTATTCCAATTAAGGGAGTTCATTCTCGTATGCGTAATGCAGTGGAAGCTATATATCCTGAATCTGTAGATAAGAAAGTGTTTTCAGAGTGCCCTGACAAACTCTCTCTCGGATTCGAAATCATCGGTAAAAAGGTGCTCGATTATAAACGTGCCGAAAAAGCACTTGCAGATGCTTGTATATTCAGTGGTCTTAATCTTGATATAAACGGAATTATCGTAGATGGAGAAGACGCACAAGATAACACTGGCACTCCTTGGAATGAAGCTCAATTAAGAGCATTGAAAACAGGTTACCCAGACTCTTCTAACAAAGATATTGCTAGAATAGTTGGCAGAAGCGTTTACGCGGTCGCTAAACAAGCTAAGAAACTCGGATTGAAGAAATCTGAGGAATATCTTAGAGAGACAAGAATAGCTAACTTAAAACGTAAGAAAAATGAAAAAGATTCCAAAACTTTACACAAAGAACAGTAAAGGTCGCTATCAGGAATACAAGATTCCTGACCTTGATATATCGAAGACGTTCTATCGAAAGATAAACGGAAAGTATGAACCTACGAATATGCTCTTGTACGACTCTATAGAAGAGGGTGTATGGGTAGTTACTCGACAGTCTTCAACAGTTAACATTATTCGTGCAGATTACCTTCGTGAGAGTTTCCTCCTTGACAAGGCTGCCGACATTGAGCGTTTCCCTCTGTCAAAGATGGGACACATCAAGAAGGTTGCAGAACGTATCATTGATGAGCTGAGACTTGGTAATACAGACACTAGAGTTATGACGAACAATGAGCTTGTAAAGCTGGTTGTCGGGCTTGTTTATAAATACAACGAGGAGGTGTAATTATGGAAGATTTACCTATTGGGTCAGAAATCGTCTTGAAGGTGGTTAAGACAGAGAAAGAACAATGTAATGGTTGTTTTTTCGATGAGATATGTAACAATATCTATGAGAATGTTTGCGGAGATTTTGACTGTAGCGCAAGCACTAGAAAAGACGGAAAGGCTGTTCAATTCAAAAGAGTAAAGTAATATGGAAGAAAATATTAACATAGCGGAGATACTAAAGAATAAGCCAAAGGGTACTAAGCTTTATGCTGATGCCTTTGGAGAACTTAGTATAGAAGATATATATGCAGAAGATAAAGATGAACTTGGTATTACTCTTTCATCTAAAGATGGAGATGAATTGTTGTTTTACAATGATGGGAAATACAACATATATGGAGAACCTATATTAGTGCCTTCAAAGGAAATGCGTGACTGGGAGAAGTTTGCTTGGAAGAGGGGTGATGTGTTGGTAAATAGCAGAGGTTTAAAGATACTCTTCGATAGATGGGCAAATGACAACTATACTAGTTTCTATGCAAAGACAATTAATTTGGTAGAAGATGGTTTTCTTGATACCAATTTACATACTTTAGTATCAGAAAAGGAGGCGAAATCTTTTATCAAATGTATTGAGGAAAAATTAGGTGGCAAACTTAATCGTGAAACCTTGGAGATTGAGAAGACTCAGCCAGAGTTCAAGGATGGGGATATTGTGTTTATGAAAGGAATTAAAGATGGATATTTTGCAAATTGTATTTTCATCTTAAGAAGTGAATATAAAGATGGAGACGAAAGAGCTTTTTACTATGCTTTCTATAATGCTGACGATAAATTTACTACAGCTGAATATGGTTATACAAGAGTTCATTATAGTCTCCGCCCAGCAACTGGCTCTGAGAAGCAGCAACTCTTTGATGCTCTCGCAAAGAAAGGCAAGACTTGGAATGCAGAGAAGAAACAGATTGTGGATTTGAAGCCAAAGTTTGATGAGCTGAAACCATTCGATAATGTGTTGGTTAGACATCAAAAAACAGAGGAATGGCGTGCAAATATATTTAGCCATACAGATAAGACAGATGAATATCTTGACTATGTATGTGTTAATGGTAGATGGGAGTTCTGCATCCCTTACGAAGGCAACGAATCATTGTTAGGTACAACTAAAGACGTGGAGGGATAGATATGATTAGAGACGATGTAAAGATAATTGTAACACCAACTGGTGTATCACTTAAAGAAGTCTTGATTAAAGAAGTAGTTAAGGCGCTCAATGAAGAAGCTTCCATCTATATGAATTATGAAATCCCAGAAGTAAAGCTTGGTGGCAACCCTCCTAGTGGTAAGGAAAACCGCAGAACTAGGAGGATGTTGGAACTTAGAAAAAGAAAGGGTAGATTATGAATGATGAAAGCATAGATGTTAACATTAGTTTTATCAATACTGATTATTTCTCAGTATCTGTAAGGGATGGGGCTATTTCAGTTATTGGTAGAATAACCAAGTTAGAGATGAAAAATTTTGTAAAGGCTCAATATTTCGAGATTAAAGAGGTATTGGATAAAAATAGCAAGAAAGGAAGATGATTATGATAGACGATAAGGATATAGAAGTTGCTGCACGACTTGACGATAAAGAATACTACGATAGATTATCGGATAATGATAGATGCTTCTTCGAGTATGGTTTTAGACGTGGATATAATCGAGCTTTAAAGGGATTGTTTCACCCTGCTAGCGAAGTTCCACGTAACGACAACGGAGAGGTTCTTGCGTTCTCAAGAATATTCTGTAATAGAAAGCTCTACAACATGAACGCTATGCTCGATAAGACTACTTGCAATACATATCAAGAAATGTGGGAAGAGCAAGTCTATATGTTCCAATTGTCTGATTGGATATTCGTAGATGAGTTGTTTGACTTAATTACGAAAGGAGGTGAGTAATGAAAGAGCTTAAAGATTTGGTTGTTGGTGATAATGTTCTAGTTACAAGTAGGTATTATAGATGTATCGCCAAGGTTGATAAAGTGACAAAGACTCAAATTGTTGTTGATAACGCTAGATTTAGAAGAAATTCGGGTTGGCAATGCGGTAGCGATATGTGGAATAAGAGAAGAGTATCTGTTCCAACAGAAAAGGAAATATCAGATGTTAAAGAAGAGAATCTTCGTAATACTCTCGTCTACGCTATCAGTTCTTTTGATTTCAAACGCTTATCAACAGATGAGTTAAAACAAGTGTACAATATTGTAAAAGGCAAAGAAAAATGAAAAAGAATAAACACTCATTAAATATAAGTCGTAGCTACTTTGGCGATACTACCCTTGATGGTTATCCTATAGCTACATATTCGAATGATGAATTGAAGATTCTAAAGAACCTGCTAGAAAAGGTTCTGTGTGAAGTAAATGAATATATAAAAGACTAGGCGTATGAAAGAGCTTAAAGTTGGCGAAAGAGTTGTCTTGGGTATCGTTGTAACTGAGACTGTAACTTGTGCGGGTTGTTTCTTTGAAAGTAAGGGTGCTTGTGAAGTTTGGAGAAAATATCCATGCGCAAGTAAAGAACGCTCAGACCATAAAAATGTAATCTTTAAAGAAGTTAAGGAGTAAAGCGTATGAGTAGAAAATTAATGAATTTGGTTAGAATGCAGATGGCATATTTATCTGCCGTCAGCTGTCATGGTAATCCTTTTGGTATGGAACAATATAGACTGAAATATGACTATGGTAGCGTTCCTTCCGATAGACAGAAGTGTCAGCCGAAGGCACAACACGAGTTCACAATAAAGGGTGTTAAGATAATGGCAGCTTCTAAGAAGGATGCTATAAAGAAGTTTAATCATCGTAAAAAGTAAAGCGTATGTTGTACGAAGCAAAACAGGGAAGTAAGGCTTACGAATACATTAAGAGTATTCTCGATGCTGAATTTGAAGAGCATCAATCATACATGAAACGAGTAGAAGAAGCCGTAGGTTTCAAATTTGAAAAATATCAGGGCTATCAGCCTAACAGAACTCTCACAAGAGAGTACGAGATTACCGCTATATGGGTTCTTTCTGAGCGTTACGATACGTTAGATAAGAAGGTGTGGAAGAAGGTAGACGGTGTAAAATTGGAGGACGGTTACTATATAGCTATTGCGCCTAACAAGCGTAGTAAGCAAGGTAAGGCAATAGCAGCAGTACTTACATCATATAAATCCTTTACTCATCATTTCAAGATATTGAAGGAACTGAATATCGAAGTTCCGCACGTCAGCCGATTCTCCATCACCCAGCTTTTACGTCACAAAGACCGCATTTTCGTTTACTTTGATGATAGTATTAGAGCTGAGAAGCAAAATCCAGACTTCGTGGAAATCACGATAGGTGAGTATGAGGATTTCATTAATAGCAAAGATTAGAGCGTATGAATAAATTAGAATATATTCCAGGAGATATAGTAAAAATTGAATATGGAAAAGCTACTGGAAAAATAGGTTTCGTAACAAATACTTTTTTAAGAAGAAAAGGTTGCTATAGTCTTGTCGTATTTATTGGTAAAGGGTTTCAAGGTTCTTCTAAAGACGATTGGATTCAAACTTATAATGATGAGGTATCTCCGATTCCTCTCAATACTGAGATTCTAGAGAAGAATGGGTGGAAGAAAGAAGCGATGAGCATAGGTGTAAGAGATAGGCATTTGGTATATACAAAACCCGATATTGAAGAATATGGGTATTTCCCTATCTACATAGAAAAAGGTATCGGTGATGAGTTTGATGTATATCCGTTTACTGACAACAATGTATGTACACAAATTGCATACATTAAGTATGTTCATCAACTCCAGCACCTTCTCTTCGGGTTAGGACTTAACTCAGAAATGGAGGTGTAGGTATGGAAAAGCATATTACATTATCTGACGAAGAGTTAGAATTACTCATAACAGGCTTACATTGTATTGATGAACGTGGCTATAACGTTTATAGTAGAACATGTACACCTTGGAGTAAAGCCAAAGAGATAAAAGAAACTTTAAGAGTAAAGCTGATAAGAGCGCAACTTAATGTTTAACCGCCTTCGGGCATAAATAGATAGAATTATGAAAGCTAGTGTTTTACTAAAGGCTTTAGAAGCCTATGGAGATTTAGATGTTTGTGTCATAAAGAAAACTGGTCCAATGGCATATAATGACACAGACCATCATAAGGCTGTAGATGCAAATGTATTTGCGATAATGGATAATAAAATTATTATCGCAGAGAATGAAATAAAAATAGATTAAGTAGCTAACCATCCCTTATGGGATATAAATTAGATAGTAATATGATTAAAGCAGTTCCAGACCCTACTTTGATGTGTGAGGGATGTGTGTATGATGGTAAGTTTGAGTGTATTCAGCACGCATGTTGTGCAGACCCGAACAATCCCGTTAAGTACATTGAAGTAACAGAGTAACTAACAGCCCTCTCCTTGGCAACAGGGAGAGGGTAAAAAGAAGAGAATATGGAATTAGTAATTACAATATTAGGTTGGATTGCATTAGGTGTTATATCTGCTTATCTGTTAGCAATAGTAGGTAAAATAATCTTTGATGCTGCAACCGCTGATTATAAGTTATATAAGCATGTAAGATTGTGTCGCAAAAGATTGCTAAGACAGCGATATGAAGATTACGCTTGGCTGTTATTTCAGTTAGAGAAAGATACGGAAGTTTTCAATCTTACTCATAATACAAGAGATTGGACTTTTGAAGATTGGAGAGAATTTTATCTTAAAAAAACAAAGGAGGATAAGCAATGAGCAAAGTTAAATGCAATACGAAGAAAAGAAAGATAAGCAAGTGGCGCATTAAGCGTGGAGTAAACTTCCATGATGAAATGCGTAAAGGTAAGTATGGGTGGAATGAAGCTGCCCATTTAGGTTTATTTGATTAAGGAGGACTAGCAATGAGTAAAGAAAAAGCAATAGTTCACATTAATAATGTTTCCAAGATGATTGGCTCAAAAAGAATAAAATTGAGTGAAGGTACGGCAATTCATATTCAAAATGAGTTAGTCCTGGCACTTAAAGAGTTAGATTGATTATGATAAGAGAAGAATTACAAAATCAATTCGGCATTGCTATCTGTGAGTATTGTCGTAAGCACGTCATTTCCGAATATAATCTTCGAAAAGGATGGGTTTGCGAGAAGAGTTATCATAAGGAAGCACAAGATGGCTACGCAGCAGAAAATAACATAGAGTTGGGGATTGATTATGATACAAAAACAGACATGGAAGGACGAAATCAGAATTTTAATAACTGATGAAGAAAATCTTGGTTCTGTTCAAATATCCATTCCATTATATGTTAGTGATATTTTCGGCAAAGCTGATGCTTTAATATATGCACTCTTTGTTGATGATACTCATAGAAAATGTGGCGTTGCAAAACGTCTGTCACAACTTGCTGAACAACAAGCTAAGTTAAATGGAGTGAAAATAATCGGGTTGGAATTTAATAAAGATGAATCTGAGAGTTTTGTTTTCGAATGGTATCTGAATAATGGTTATAAGCCATTTAATAAGGAAAGTAATTTATTAATTAAAAAAATATAGTATTAGTTATGTCATGGTTAGCAGTAGATAAAGGTGGCTGTGAACATATTTTTGCAGAAAAACCTTGCAGAAATGAAAGTAATACATTATGGATTTGCTCTGTCGTATATTTATATGGGCAGAGGTACGCAAATACCGGTTGCTGTTACCTTCCTAAAGGAAGCATTAAGAAGCTCATCGGAAAAGAATTGTCTTGGAAAGATGAGCCAGTAGAACTTAAAGAAGAATAATTATGGCAACATTTTATATTATACTTACTCTATTCATTCTATATATAGCTTTTATGGGTGGAGTTATCAGTTATTTAATTTGTAAATATTGGAAAAGGATTAGCGTATGAAGAAGATTATATTATTTGTAGCGGTTATATTCCTGCTCGTTTCTTGCAAAGAGAACAAAGGAATTAATATTCCAACATCAGACTCTATTAATGAAATTAAGGTAGAGAAGCTATTTGTTGTGGATGGTATAACCGTATATCGTTTCTATGATGGTGGCAGAGTGGTTTATTTTACCAATAAAAAAGGTGTGGCAAAGGCTTTTCATGACGAATATGACCCTGCAACAAAAACCACAAGAACAAAGGTAGTAGAAACTTTATGTAACGAAGAATAGTTATGTATAGACCGATTACAATGTATCAGATTGTTTGCGATAGATGCGGAGAAGTATTTGGCGGTACAGATACTTGCTCTGCACTATTCAGTAACAAAGAAGTCGATATTGGTGACTACTCTGATTGGGAAATGATAGATGGCAAACACTATTGTCCCGATTGTTATGAAGTAGAGGTCATTGATGGAGTGTATAATGTTAAAGCAAAGGAGAAATAGGTATGGAAGTATTAAAAGACATAAGTCAGTTAACAAAAGGTTGCGGAGTGACATTTATTAAAAATGATAATTTCCACTTCTACGAGTACCTTATGGTACACCCTAATCGTGAAACCTATTATCTATTTATAGATAACTGGTCGCAAGACGTTGTACGAATACACATTGATGACCTCTTGTCAGGAGATTATTATGTTGGTAAGTACGACCGAATCTTCGTCATGGAGAAGAGAAAAAATTTCTTCAGACGAATGATAAAGAATTGTGATAAAAGAATTGAAGAACTTAAAAGTAAGTAGTTATGGCAAAACCTTACAGAATCAAGCATAAGGCTAGCGGGTTGTACTACCAGCCTGCAAGAAATCATAGTAATCTTGGTAAAAATGGCAAGGTGTATATGGCAAACAACTCGCCATTACTAGCAAATTATGGATATGATTATATATCTATTAGTGTTAGAAAAGGCACTAAGGTACATAATATTCTAGAAAGGTTAATGCCCTTAAAAGGCGTAAAACGTTCTTATGGTGCAGAAGTTTGTTATCGTGTTCCAAAGAGTGAATTTGAAAAAGAAGAATTATAGCGTATGAAAATAGAAAACATCAAGTTCAAGGCTAAACGTCTTGACAATGGAGAATGGATAGAGGGTGAAATCTCTCATTTTGAAAATACTATATGGATAGTACCTATTGATCATAAACCATTCCATTCGGGATGTGCTGAAGTCGACCCAGATACTATCTGTATGTTCACAGGACTGAAAGACTGCAAAGGAAGAGAAGTTTGGGAAGGAGATATTCTACAGGATGTTGATGATGACAATATTAAGTATGTTGTTACTTTTAATGAAGGCACATTCTTGGCGCGAAAGGAAGGTCTCTATATAGGTATTCCTCTTCACGAATGTGTAGGTAGTTTGGGTAATGATGTAATAACTTATGCAAAAGTTGTTGGCAACAAATTCGATAAGGAGAAGTAGCGTATGAATATAGGAATTTTATATCTTTGTATGAGTTTTATCTACATCCTGCTTATTTGCTTGGATGGAGAAGATGTAAAACCGAAATGGAAACAATGGCTAGCTGACAAACTAGGCAACAAGCCAAAGATAGAGGTTAGATACATAAAGCCACAAGTCGTTAAGCTTCATTCAAGAGTTACAATGTCAAATTTTGAAATGCAATACTATTGCCGTGACAAATTTGGCATGGAGCAATTGAAGAGAAGAGCAATAGAAAGTGTGTATGATGAAATTCTTAAGGGAATGAAGGCAAATGGATTGGTTCACATTTCGCAATATAAAGACATCTATACAAATAGCACAATTTATGAGGGGACATGTGAAATTTATAAAAACAAGTAGCTATGAAGAAGGAAACATTTGACTTCTCGGAGGCTCTGAGAAGAATGAAGGAGGGGAAGAAAGTGAGACGTAAGATTTTTGCGTACGGCACATACGCATACATTGATAAGAACTATCTTGGTTCAGAGGCATTAATGTATAATAGCGTAGGAAGAGCTGCACCAGTTTTATGGTTACTTCCTGAGACTATTCTCGCAACAGACTGGGAGGAGGTGTAAGGATGAAAAAGAAAATATTGACCCTCACCATTAACAAGCAATGGTATCGCATGATTGTTGCTGGCGAAAAAAACGAGGAGTATCGTGAAATTAAGGCGTATTGGATAAACCGGTTAGTCGAAGCAAAATACGAAGGCTCTGACAAATATCGCAAGGTTACAATACACCCAGAATTTGATATGCTTATAAGTAATTCCAAACTCAAAGAGTTGCTTGAAAAGAAAACCGCTAGGTTCGTCCCATTCACCCACGTTCTCTTCATCAACGGCTACCGAAAGGATAGCCCACGAATTGAGAAGGAGATAGAGAGCATCACCATCGGTAAGCCAAAGAAAGGTTGGTGTTCCGATGAGTGGCTTGATACCGAGTTTTTTATCATTAAATTCAAGTGATATGAATTACATACAATGTGATGAATGTAAATATAGATTAGTCTGTAACGGAGAGCCACTTACTAGTGGAAGTACAGGAAGTTGCGACCATCGTGTTATCAGCAATACTCCTATATTTCCAAAGATTAAAACACCACCAGATGAAAGATACGCTGACATTTGGAATTGGTAAATATTCATAAATTAAGTTTAAGGGATATGAAAATAAAGAATTTACCTAAGAAGATTTATCTCAATATCTGTAGCAATGAAGATGAGGTAGATTACAATGAACTGAACGGGGTAACGTTCAGTACAGAAAAGATTGGTGTTACTGATTGTAACACAGAAAACGTTCCTTACGTGAATGCTGCATCATTATGGCACGATCTAAAGGAAGATAAGCCTCCATTAAGAAAGTGGGTGATGTTCCGATATAGTGGAGGTGGCGTAAATCCTACGGCTCTTCACTATGGAGCAATGAGTGATGATGTATGGATTGTCACTAGAGGAGACGGAACGCAGCGTATAGAAGTTCTGTACGAGTGCTACGATAAGATAGAGTGGCTTGATTTTGATGAACTAAAATAATGATAGTATATGAAAGCAAAGGATTTTTTGAATGCCATGCAAGTCATGGATGAGTTTACGGGATTAGTATCTTGTGTTTATCCCGATAAGTATAAGATAGTTTGTATGAAGCATGGGATAGATGAACGTGATGCTATGGATATGTACTCCTACTTACAGAAAATGAAGAGTGGTGAGTATTGGCGAGTTAGTAATAAGCCAAAAGATTATATTGAACGTGTATTGGCTATGGCAAATGAGGCATATAGCCTTTATACGAAGAATAGCTTAATTTTAGATATGGCGAATTTTGGCGATGATTTAACTAGAATCCTTGTAATCTTCGAGAAGGAATGTAAAAGAATCCAACAGGAGTTTGACCTCAAAGAAGAAGGGACGTATGTTGCTATTGCTGAACTTATTAGTAGTGGTTATTCTGTTGTGTCTGTTATTCGTCAATCAGATAGCATTGATAGTAGAAACTTTGTAGGCGAAAAAAGAGATAAAAATCAGTCTCGTATTCCTATCTATGATGGCGATGTGATGCTCTGTTTCGTTAAAAAGCCTGAGTTTTGGAGCACAGATTGTTATGATTGCGGTCTTTATATCTGCGAGAAAGGTTCATATCATAAATTACTCTATACTCCAAATAAGGGATATGTAAGACATGGCGAACCAGATACGGATGAAGATTTTGAGCTTGATATAGAAGAGAATGCCTTCAGCAATTATATTATGACTTTGGGGCAGTCTTTTTATAAGCTAGGCAATATTCATGCAGGAATTGGTTTCTTGGTAGAAAAACGTAATAATGACAAATAAAGAATTTTTTAATGCGCATCATGGACAGCCTGTTCTTTATAAAGGTAAAGATATTGGTGCATACGTTGCAGGGTATATTGAAGATAAGTATATCATCTTAGGATTTGATGATTATACAGGCTGCATTCTGTGCTTCACTTCAAAAGTGAAAAATCTTTGTGACATATATCACTCATACCGATTCGCAAAGTTGAAGTATTTGGAAGTGATAAAACATCAGTAATATGGAAAAAGAAGAAAAATGTTGTGGTAACTGTCTTTGGATGGGATGCGAAGACTTCTTAGGCAATGGATGGTGCTACAAAAAAGATTGCGAAACATCTTGTGATAAGGTTTGCAAGAAACATGAATTTTAAACTTTAAATATTAAAATGGAAAATAAGAATTTAACATTAGATGAGTATCAGCAATTAGCTCTAGAGACTGCTATTTATCCTAACCCTATCATTTATCCTACATTGGGATTGACAGGTGAAGCTGGTGAAGTTTCCGATAAGGTTAAGAAAGTGTTGCGTGATAACAATTCTGTTTTTACAGATGAAAAGAAGTTGGAAATTGCCAAAGAGATTGGTGATGTACTATGGTATTGCGCAACCCTTTCTCACGATATTGGATTCAAACTTAGTGATATAGGAAAAATGAACTATGACAAACTTCACTCTCGCCAATTAAGAGGAAAGTTGCATGGTAGCGGTGATAACCGTTAGTTTATGGTATGGTACTCTAAGATAAAAGGTCTTACAGAGAAAGTAATTGAGTTATATCCAACGATGTCTTCAAGGGAAATAGCAGAAATTACAGGATTTGCCAAGACTACTATAATTCGGTGTGCTGCAAAGAATCATCTTAGGCATACCGAAGAAACACAGAAAAGAATTGATGAATACGTAAGACAACGGAGGTCTTCTGGTAGAAAATCATACGATTATTCTAAACTGAGTAAGAAGATTACTCATACAAGAAAGATGGAATCGTGGCGTGTAAGAAGCGGTCTAGAACAAAATACAAAATATAAAGTTCGTATCACTCCAAAGCGCATACAAAATGCGATGTATCATCTTATGCAAAAGTATGGCTATTTCTATGAAACTGTTGACAAAACTGTATTATATTACGATTCGCAAACAAGACGTGTGAAAAACGAGAATTACTATACAGAAAAGTATGGAATCTCTTTTATTCTGGCTGACGAATAACTTCTGTGCATTATCTATATGTTTAGGGGTGGCTACACATCGCGTGCGGTCACCCCTTTTTTGTTTATAAATCAATAACCAAATAAAAACATTAGAAAAACTAAGAACGTTTATGCAACTTTAACTTCCAGTATATCCAACCTAAAAATGCGAGAATGCCTATAAAAAGACAAACTGATGCTATCTTACCTATATTCAAGAAAGCTCTGTCAGTCTTTGATAGTTGCTTGCCAACCTCAACTTTATATGGAATCGAATCTCGTACAATCAAGGTATCTGATTTGTTTCTTACAATATATCTGTCTTTATATTGAAGATGGTACTTGTCCTTGAAGACTGTATCACCTCTAATATAAACAGATACACTATCATGCACATAGACGGAATCAGTCTTCAACAAAGAATCCGTCTTTACTACGACCCTATCTCTGTATTCTGTAATAGGAACGTACTTTGTAGTAGTACATCTACAGAACATTGATAGAATCAGCATTGCTACTGCAATGGCAATTACAACCCTTGTTATCTTATCAATCAGTTTCATAAGCTACTGAATTACTATCGTTACTTTTTCCTTTTTATCCCAAGCTGTCTTCATAGTCTGAATGAGCTTGCTTGTCCAGAAGCGAGAATCGCTAACCCATCCTTTCTTATCGTTTTTACCGATAAGAATACACCCCTCTGTGTCTTTTGCAGAGTTACCGCTATGTATGCGTATTCCTTCAAATCCTTTGACGTTCAGTAATAACGGCAACATCTTCTTGAATCTGTTGGAGTAGGTATATACGCATTCATAACTGCCGCTTGGTATTGCAGTCTGCCCATATACCTTTTTATTCTTGATTTCGTTCAAATCCATTTCTTGATTCAATCCTCTGTCTGTATCTTCAAGAGTATTGCATCCGAACAATTTGCCATTCACGTACAGACGACTAATAGTATAGCCATCCTTTTTCCAAGCCCTATCAATTAGTACTTCCATTTTTGTTTTCCTCCTCTTTTTTATCAAATTCTTGATTCAATCTCTCCAATATCGGTTTCCAATAACTCGGCAATGCCTTCGCAAACTCAAACCTCAGAATGTAATAAATAACTCTGAATGCAACATTCTTAGGGTACGCCTTAATGAGATTTTTAAACGAATTGCATATATACACATAGCAAAATATGTACGTAAGCATTTTAATCACAAATAATGCTTCTGTATTGTCGTTGCAACTTACCATGATTCCATACATGACATACACAATAACAATATACAAGAGCATTTCTAAAAGTGCATTCTTGAACTTCGATGCAGAAAAGTTCTTGCATCGTACAACACTCACGCCGTCAGCTCGCATACCGCAGAAGATATTGAAGCCAAAGGCGATAACCAACGCCAAAACGAAGCCTTCAGTTGGCGTTGCAAAGGCAAGTATAGCTGAAAATATAGTAACACCTATCTGCCGAATCTGTGAAGAATCTAATAAATCTGTCATAATCTGTTATCCTGAATAATACATAAATATAAAGTTTCGGTCTCCGTTTGCAAAGATAGCAAAAAAAAACCGAAACTTCATTCAGAATAACGAAAAACTTTATACTTTTAAATCATGATACGGCAATCCTCCGTTATTCAAGAAAGAAATGCACTCATCGAAAATCTTACGTTCGTAATCGAGCGCATTGATTTTAGGAAACCATTTCTTTATTTTCTCATTATTTCGCTTAACCATTTCGCCCCAAAGGACGCACCAATCATTGATGGTGATGTTGTCATTATTGACTTCATGCCAATAATCTTTAGCAACATCCTTTGTGTGTAGCTGGTTAATGAGACAAAGATGTATATCTGCCATTTCTTCATCAAAATGGCACTCACCAATCTCACATTGAACTTGCTTCATCATATCAAGCATTACACCGTCATTCATTCCAACTTCGCAACAATCAGCCATTGTTGCAACACAATTCTTAATAGTCTGTATATCGTTGCTTGCCAATATGTTTTCAAATACCTTTTTCATAACCGTATGTTTTTAATGTTACTTCAGAAAATACTCTCTGATATTATACACGCCATCCTTGTCTTTCAACAAGTCGAGTGCAAGGCTGTGTGCATACTTCACCAAATGTTCTGTATCAATCTCCTTAACATCTTCCTTGCCGAGTATCTTGGCGATGGTGCATCCATGGTCGCTTACAACCTGATTCATGGCAACATACAAAGCATAATCGTTGTAGTAAGGCTTCTCCTCTGTTGCAAGTCCGAGACCAGTCATAGCATTGAGCCATGTCTGCATATCCCAAGTTGCAGGTGGATTCATTCCGTTCACAATCTCTGAAGCCTCCTTCTTAGTGAGATAGTTCTTCCACTTGATAGCGCAAAGCTTATCAAGATACTCTTGCGCAAGCTCTGGGTGCTTGGATGCCATATCCTTCATCATGCAACGCATTGTGTTGCCGAATACGTGCATATACTTCACGTTGGTTGATGAAGCCATCATTCCATACAGCTCATCAAACTTACTCATAATCTCTTTTGCTTCCATATTGTCTTGTATTTATATATGTGATTATTCTGCTGTTATCAGACTTTTCAACTCCTCAAAGTCAGTTTTTGTAAAGCTGATACTCTTCTTACTGCCAAAGAGGATAGTCGTTATGATGTTGTCGGGCAAATCAATAATCAGAGCACCGCCATCAATGCGACCTTTGATAAAACCAAGGTCAAACTCATAGTTGCTTATATTCTCTAGCATCTGCATGAGGTCTGAGAATATGGTATCAGCATCTATGTTGCCGTCTTCATCGGCAATGAATAGGGTAGCGTTGTCAATGCTTTTGCCCCAACTATCCTTGTGCTTGGCGATGATATTGTGTGATGCTCGCTTCATATACACGGAAGGAATAGCCAATGCAGGGTTCTCCTTCACCATATCGCTAATTCTTGCGTCTGCCCACAAATCCAATGATGTAAGCAGTTTCTCTTTAAGTTCTGTTACGTTCATTTCTTAGTTTCTCCTTTCTTTGTTTTGTTGTACCATACAAGGTATTCTTGCCAAGTCTTATCGCTATGATTAGTCATATAATCGTTGAGCATAGCAGTTTTCTGCTCTTCTGCTTGCGCTACTTCTTTTCTAAGTCTTTGCATCAAAGATAAGTGCTTCTTCAATGCCTCCTGTCCTTGCTGAGTGCTTTCGATACGAGGGCGTATGATACGCAATTCCTCATCTTGAACCAGCTTAGACACATATTGCAAGCTATTGACATATTCTTGATTCTGCATCAAGTACTGACGTTGTGCGCCTGTCAGATTGTCCTCAATCTTGTCAATCTCATCCCAGAGTGGGGTTGAAGATTGCTGCGCTTGCATATTGATAGATGCTCGCTTCTGCTGTATTGCCTCATACATCTTCTGTAGCTCGGCATCCATCATCTGCGGCTGCTGCTGACTTGTGCCCATATCAAGCAAAGGGCTGTTTCCAAAATTCATCATAAAAATTCTTTTTTAGTTGGTGATATTATAGAGAGGTGAGAGGGCATCCACCAACGAGGGCAAACACCCCTCACCAACTCATTTTTTCTTAGTCCTTCTTACAGACTTTCTTGCTCTGTTACGCTCCTGTAGTGGGAGTGGAAGCAGCGGTGCAGTTGCAGCCGCTGTAACTACCATATCCCTGGAGTACTGGAGTGTTCGGGAGCATCAACTGCCCTCGCAAGCAGTTGCAAGTGTTCTCCTTGACGTAAGCCATCATAAGCTTCTCCTTGTAAGGAGTGAGGGCTTCCATGATAGCTACCTTCTTGTCGAGGTCACAATACTTAGCTTGCAACGCATCGTACTGGTCTCTCTGATTCTTGTACAGACCGAAGTCCGCATCAATCTGAGACTTGTACAAACCGAACTCAGCCTCCATTGCACGGCGGTTCTCGGCGTTAATAGCATCTGTTGCACCCTTGTACATAGAGAACTTCTCAGCGATGTCTGTCTCGCGCATAGCGTAGAACTTGTTAGCTGTGTCGAGCTTCATGCCGAACATGTAGGTAAGCAACTTCACCTCATCATCGCATTCCTTCTCCATTACCTGCAAGGCGGTTGGCTGATTGGAACTTGCGTTAGCTCCATAGGCGTTGATGTTCACGTTCTCAGGCATATTGCTGCCACCGAGTGAGCCAAACACGCTGCGGTTGTTACCGCCAAGCAACCAAGCACCAGCACCGAGTGCTGTGCCAATAATCACTAACTTTCGATAAGGTACGCAACCACCTTACCCGTTCTCTAATGAACTGCTGTATGTTACCATACAGATAAGACTATATCTTTATCTCTCACGAGATACTCTCCATTTCCACTCGCTTGAGTGTACTCCCTTTCGGGATAGTCGTTGAACCTTATTGTGCATATTTCCATTTGTAACCTTTGCATGTAATGTAATGCCTACCAGATGGAGATACATAACCTCTACATACCTTTACAATTTCGGAGTTTAATTTTGAATTACCTAGACTTTCTCCAGCTTCTAAAGCGGAATTAAACCTTTTCAAAACTTCTCCACTTGCCGCATCTATCTGCAAAACAGGCTTACTATTTGCTGTAGATATAGCATTTTTAGCTTTATTCGTATGCTTTTTGTTGAAAAAAGGATTTTTGCTTCCTTTTCTTTCTTTGGCACACTTACTCAGTATAGCTTTTTGCTTATCGGATAGATGTTTACCATACATAGGTGCTCTCTCTCCAGTTCTATTCTTGGCTAACTCACTAAGGTAAGCCCTCATGTCTTCTGAATGCTTTTTTCCTTTAAAAGGATTGCTATGACTTTTATAGTAATCTTTGAGGTGATTTATCATATTTTCTTTAGATTTTCCTTCTAATGTATGACCCCTAACACCTTCTCCTCCTAAAGTCATATTATACCCATTTCTGTAAGAATCATACTTCTTTATGAAATACGATTCTTTTTCATTAAGAACGGGAATAGCATCCTCTTTAGAATCAAAATCATCCGAGAAAAGCACTTCGTACTTAAAATTATGTACTCCATATTTGCGTATAGCATTATCAAAGCGAGTTCCGCTGTAGCAACAGTTATTGAAAAAACATCTTCTTCTATGTTTCTCATCTGTTGTCTGACCTACATAGGACTTTCCCGATGGGGATTCGTACCTATAAATTATACCTTTTACCATACTGCAAAGTTACAAAAAATATTTCAAAGAACGCACAATCTTGGCTGCTGATTGTCCTGTTTTTCAAGGAGTTCCCAGCAATTAAGAGAGTTTATACTGAGCATTATTTTTGTTTACCCAGTGTCAAGCCAGCATTACCTGTTGTCTTAGAAGCATAATCATCATGCTTCTTCCCCTCTTCGTAGATTTTCTTCTCTACGACCTTTGCATCTGTCATTTCCATAATACAATCTTTTGAAATCCTTAATATTAACTAACACTATTGTAACGTTACGGATGCAAAGGTACAAAGAATAGGGGAGAGCAAATATAACTCTATCACACTTTCTTTTAGTGGTTGATTATCAGTGATTTAAGGTGATAGGAGGTAATATCATAAATAACAAAAAAAAGAGAGGCAATCACTTACCTCTCTTGCTCTTAATGAAGTGCAGTATATCCCACTTCTTCCAATATCGGGTGTGCCCTCGCTTCTTGCACTCGCCGTTCGGAATATCGCCTCTAGCGACCATCCTGTTCAACGTAGCATCAGAAACGTGCAACTTCTCCTTAACTTCCTCGGTGCTCAACATTGGGTTGAGAGCATACGGCAGATAGTTCTCACAAAGGTCTTCTATCTCATCGCTACTCATTCCGCAAGCAGTTACCTTCTCCCCTCTCTTCTCTTGCTCGTCTGCTCGAAAACAAGAATCCGATAACGATTTTAATAACACTCCCAAGGTGTGATAACCAAATAACTTTCCCATATCATTATAATCTAGAGATTAAACTTTGACAGCCCTTGCCTGAGAAATACTTATCGGCAAAACCATATACATAAAATATAATGGTCATTACAAGTATTACAACATTAGCTTCCACCATTTCTTTGGTGGTAAAAACATTCCAGTATACGATATGAATAGCATTTATCCCAAATAGGTAGATTATCATCGGAATACGCCATCTGTAGCAGAGCCAAAAGAATCTGCTCGCAATTATAAGTACAAGCGGATGGATGTAAACGGAAAAATAGATAAATGCTGCCGATACCCAATTCTCCTTAAACCATACGCACATTTCTTTTTCATGAGACGCAAATGTTACCATGCATGCAATATGAAAAAGCATGATTAACAGAGGCATCACTTCACAATAATACTTAAACCAAGTGAGTAGCTTTATGCTGTAGCCTCTACCTGCAAGGATAATGACGTTTATAATTTCGCTAACGTCCATGTCCTTAAACATTACTCTTGACAACTGTACAACACCGACTGATTGAACTAACCGATGGACTTCGTCTTTTTGTTCTTCTGTCATTGAAATACCTCCTTTTGTCTATAGTTAATTGTTCATAATTCGTTGATTTAAAATAAATGATGGTGCAAAGATACCCTTTTCTGCACAAAATAAACAAAAATGAGAATATTTTTGTGTTAATGTTTGCAAAATGTAACAATCTGTAAGTTTTTGCTAGCAAAAAGAAAGGCGGCTACATGTGGTAAACCGCCTTATCTTTTAGAATATATAAGTAAGCCATCTATAACGCTTCCTGCCTCCAAGGTACGTGAGGTTGGTTTGATTATTATAAGCCTCCCTCTCAAAGGAAATGGCACGATAAGCCTGATGGCTGTCTCTGAGGATGATAAGCCTTACAAGCCATTCCATTATATACCATAGATAAAAGAATACATATAGCATTTCTTTCATCTGCTCGGTATGTATCTGTTCATGATTGAATGTTACGTCACTAATCGGTCTGTATCTTCGTGTGAAGAGAACCCCGAAGAGGTTCACGTAACTGAAACCTCTAGGGGGAATGAATCTGTTCTTTACTATCTTCATATCTCTGAAAACTCTTGTCTTGCTTGCAATCTTTGCTGTCATTACACCGAATACCTTTCTTGATGATAACTTGCTTCCCCACGCCGTTAAGGGCGTGGGAGAGAAAAAGAACTAATTACTAACTAATTTAAAAATGCTGAAACTGGACGAACCCTGCCCTGACTAGACTTATCGGCGTTGAACACGGCGCCATCGTTCAGAAACATGAGCCAAGCTTTGAGCGCCGAGTTCTGGGTGCTAGACCAATACCATGTTGATTGCAGCTGTGTAGCACCACTGATATGTGATAAAGCATAGTTGATCTTATCAAAGTTTGCCCAAATCATCGCCAGTTCAGCAAACGATGGCAACCACCATCTTCCTGCTGTCAAACCAATGCCATTGGCATTTACACGTGCATACTTGTTACAGAATCCAGCAGCATAATCCTCAGTATTTGTAACGTTGCTCGATGTACTTCCGTTAATTATAGCGGTTGTATTTGCCCGACCAGCAAAATCATTCAATGCGGTTATTCTATCACCAGTCGTAGTAACTCCGCTAATCTGTACTGAACCAGACGTATCTGATGATGATACTGGCTTAGAACTCCACTTTTTATCCGCTCCTTCAGTTGGAGCAACCACGAGATGTTTTCCACCTTCAACAAGGAGAACGCCTTCTGCAACTTCTCCACTACTCTGATAAAATGCCCAAGAGTTCACTCTTACGGCAAGAGGAGAACCGTCTCTCTTGCGATGGTGCATAATGAATACACCATCGTACAACTGACCTATATCTGCTCTGATGGCATTCTCCATCGTTGCTTTACTTGCATTTGTGACCGCCTGCCCGTTAGCAGACAGCCAATCGCTGATTTTTCTTGTCTTTATAGCCATAATATTATGTATTTAAATTGTTATTACTTATTTTTCTCGTCTGCTGATACTGCGTTGCTGATAGCGGCATTCACTGCGTCAATGAAGCAGGGAGCGGTAGTTCGCTCAACGAGTTCCTTGATGATTCTCACTTCATCATCTGTGTACTCTGTGTCATCGTTGCCGTTCCACATTTTCACGGCAAGAGCCTGTCCTGCCAGCCCCAATCCTGCTCCCTGCGAGTAGATGATGTTTGCAATCTGCTTGCGTGCGTTAACTACCTGACACCGATTCTTGTCGAGTGTCATAAATACTTCGAGATGTTCTAACTTAACTTTCATATTAATTTTTGCTTTTATGATTATCTATTTGACCAATCCAAATCATGTTCTCCGCTCCAGAAGATACCACGACCGAAATAGGTCTTACCCTTCTGACTAGGATTAAGTAATTCTGGGTTTATATATACAAGATTTATTGTTTGTCCACCATTAAGTTGATGCCATCCACCGACATCACAGAAATATATTCCGTTATTAATATCATTAGCATTTATTGCCATCCAACGCTTACCTGTTCCTCCAGGTACAAACTCGTAATAATGTATAGCATTTGCTCTAGAAGAATTGAATACTACTACATCAATAGGACATCCGGCCGATTTATCATCAGGACTATACAATGGAATTTTGTATACGGTTTTATTGTCATACGTAGTACTCTCTAGTCTCACAACAGTATATGCAAAATTGTATCCGTCTGGATAGATGCGCATACTAGCCCCATTTATTACTGCCAATGTACTATTACTATGACCAAAAGCACCTCGACCCCATATAGTACTAGCATAGAAACGCCAACCTCTAGTCCTTTCTGGATTCGTACCTTGACTATAAATATCTGCATCAAATGTTATATAGCCAGAACTATCAAAATATATTGAACCAGCGCTTTTCTTTCCATCAGAACTAACCGCAGTCAATTTATGAAAAGAGCCTACCACACCCTTTAGTTCTCCTGCGAATATACCATTAGACGCATATAACGAACCATCTTTCTTTACGCTGAATGGAGCATCAGCCCCATTCGGTGCGCCAAGCCACAGAGCGTAATCATTATCATCACTAACAACCCTAAATGAGCCAAACATCTTACCATCAGTAGTCGGACTGAACAGATTAATCTGATTGGTTCCGAGCATATTGATGGTAGCGTTCTCGGCAAGAAGAAGATGAGTTGCTATTGATTTATATTGGCTCATCTCTGTCCAATGCCCATCGGTCAAACTAGGCGAAGAAGTTGCGTCATCATACGTTTTAGTACATTGATACCACTTGCCTTTAACACACACAACATCAACGTATGCTTCTTCTCCTGCACCCGAAAGATACTTATAGCTGCCCGATTCAAAACCGTCATGTTCACGCATAAGAGCACCTTTTTGCCCTTTGTCTCCTTTCTGAGAGAAGGAGATAGAGCCAGTTACTTCTGCTAAAACCTTTGTCATAAGCTAACTATTTAACACCTGTGATTACATAAACTGCGCCCTTGTAGGCACGTATTGCCGATTCCGTAACAGTAAACTTGTTGTCGCTTACCGTTGGTGCTCCCGAAATAGGAATACCGCTGTTGGAATATAATGCCATGCTGAATGTGACATCTTCGATATTTGTATTAGAACCACGCTTGCGCATGTACGGAACGTATACGATGCTTCCTCCCGAATTTTGAATGAAGTTCTCAGCTACAGCATTTCCGTTGCCATCCGTAGGGTTCGGGAATATGATATATTCATCCGATACGTCATTGACGGTCTGGGTATCTGAAGCGTAAAAACTTCCTGCCTTGTATGCTTCGCACATAACGAGGATAGATGAATCAACGTCTGTCTCATTGATGGTGAATGTAGGAGAGTCGCTATCCTGCTTGAGTACCCATGCGTTGGTAGAGTCTGGCAGATACCACTTGAATGTATATCCGCTAGATGTCACGGACGTTCCTTCCGTCACCTCTGCTTTGACTGTACAGCTACCGCCCTTCTCTGTGATAGTGAACAGATTCGTACTTGAAGTAGGGAGAATGTTCACTCGCTTTGAGCTGACAACGCCCTTGGCTATATAGACTGGGTACATAGCTTTAAGATTAATGTTTGTGTTTTCGAACGACAGGCTTGTTCTTGCTTCGATGTTGAACGAATCACCGCTATTGATTTTCACAAGGTTCTTATTGACCGTAAGGGTCGGATTGCCGCTAGCATCAGCCCCCATGGTAAAATGACCAGACACGCCACCAAACGAATTAGTGGAAACGCCCGAATCATTGAACGCCAACGTCACACCGCCGACAACCCATGTTGTAGAACCTCTTGTAAGGTCGAAGTTATTACCTGCGCCCTGCTCTGCTGAAAAGGCTTGCATAACTATGACTGGATGCCTAGCACCGCTAGCTTCGAAGTCAGGCGAAATCTGAGTAGGCGCATTCCACTCGCCATCATAGTTCTGATTAACGTCTCCTGTCGTACACTGAAGGATTGGGTAGATTGTCGTTCCGTTGCTTGTCACAACAATCTGTCCTGTTATTGATGCTTTACTCATTTGTTACCTCGCTTTCCTTTTTATCTGTTGATACCTCAGATTCAGAAGACACGTCTGGCTTATCTGTGCCAAATCCGTTATCCTTATCCCTTGTATCGCCCTCACCACCATACTCGACTGGGGTATAGCAATATGCAGGGGTAGCTACACTTCCGTCAATCTCAGCTAGAGCAGAATACTCCTCTATGAGAGCACCGCCAGCATAGGCAGCTCTTGCACTCAGATTGACACCAGGAACATCATTTATCTCACTCTGATAGAGCAAGCAATTACCGTCATGCGTCATTGTAAGCGGAACACCAGCCTTGGTGATTACCTCTGCGACTTCCTTAGTTACCTTAACGTAATATCTCATAATCGTATATTTTTAAAGTTCAACAATAATTAGCTGTTCTCGTCAATTTCCCTTGACACAAGATAGTTCCCATCCTCATCCACAAGGGTATTGCCATTCTCGTCAACAATCAGCTCGTAAGCACCTCTGTCTTCGATTGTCAGACGGATACTCTTCTTCGCCTCGAAAGGACATTTAAACGTCTCTCCGTACCCTAACACCGTGACATTCTCAGTCATGGTGACTACGCCATTGTTCACAACTTTGCCATAAGATACTTTCTGCCACTTCGCTCTGATAATCTTATTCCATACAGAAGGGTCAATGACTCCTTTGTTGTCGCTTACGATAGCCCGACAAGTTACGAAAGCTGTATCAGAATTGAGACCGAAACCATCGCCTACGAACTGAGGAGTGAGAGGTGGAATGGTTCTTTTGATATAGGTAACCTTCTTCGGGTCTCCTGTTCGAGGAGAAGATGGAACACTTCCTTCGTAGATATAGCAGGCTCTTACCTCATATCCGATTCCGTCACCTATCATATCACAGTTGATGGTGATAGATGTAATCTGACCGTTAGCAGCCTTTGTCATGGCGGTAATCTCGTAGTTCTCGGAATCGTCAACGGAAGAGATAAGCTGCCTTGTTCCGTTATCCAAGATACGATACCACCATATCCTTGCCTTTGCGTCCGCAGACTTATCTATAGCACCGACCATAACCTTTGCTGTTATGGTTCTTGTGCTTGCGTGTTTGAGTGGATTCCAAAGCACGGTAGGAGCACTATCAAGCATAATCTCTGCCCTTGCATTAGTGGTGTCTTCAAGGTAGAGCGGCTTGTTGGCTATGAATGTGTACTTATATCCACTTATCGGGTCAGTCCAATTACCCTCAAACCGCATTGTTCTCGGCTTATTGATAACTGAGTTAGACTTGATAAAGAGAGTTCCCTTGTTCAAGCCCTCTGTTGTGGCTTCATAACCACTTACCACACTGGCTTTTTCACTTGTTGCTACTACGACAATTCCACTAGTAGAAACTTCCGACCATTTGAATGAATCCAACTGACTGTTAAATGTGCCCGTCTCGTTAGGGTTGTCGGGGTCGATGAGGAAGCATGACGGAAACATCGTACATGGACGGATTGCGTAATTCGGGGAATATGAGTTAGCGATGCCGTCATACTGCTGCCTGTTGATGATGTCTCCAACTATCTCTATGCTGCAAGACTGGGAATAGGCGGTTGCCTGTATATCCATCATCTTGTCAACACTTACTGCTAATTCTTTTGGCATATCTTTCAATTTTAAAGTTCAACATTAGAAACTAACACTCACATCTTCGGAATACATCGTCTCTCCATCCTTGATTTCGGCATCACATCGGAATGTCACACTCCCTATCTTGAATGCAGCACCGCCAAGGTCTTCATAGGTCAAATCAACCGACAATCCGCAGTTGGCGTGAGAGAGTGCCCATTTATTATCTGCCGTTGGATTTCCGCTGTCTCTAGTCCATACAACATTGACCATAGAATCGGTCACGTCTTGATTGTAGAGCCTTCCGACTACTGATAGAGTAGTGAATACTTTCCAAGAGCCATCAGCATTCGTTGCCATCAAGTCGTTGAAACGGAAGTTCCACAGCTTCGATGATTGCATTTCGAGTGTAAAATACGGATTTCCCTCCACGAATGCCCAAGCGGTAGATGAGTAGATTGGCGGCTTTGTTGTCTTGTCTTCTAAACACTTCCACTTGCAGCCGAGGTAATATACAGTATCAATCGTTCGGTCACCATTGCGATAAGGACTATCGCCTTGTGCCACAGCCAAGCTCCACACACCTCTGTCTCTTGTCGTGTAGATTTTATTGCCCTGATAGTCTATCTGCTGAAATGATGCAGCCATCATCCACTTAGCATAGAACGCTCCATCACGCTTGTTGGCGGTAGGGAAGTCTTGGAAGAGGAACGATAGTGCATCTGGCAGCTTGCCCATCGCAAGAGAGTAGTTCGTCTTGTCTATGATAGGCTTAGTAACGTGGTCGAGCCATACAAGCAACCCCTCGGATGATGATATATACCAGCAGCTCTGTCTGTCTTCGTCCACCGCATTTCCCCATCGTATCAATCTTGCCAGCTCACAAGGTGGATAGTTCTTCTTGCTAGGACATTCATTGTCGGGATAGCATACAACTGTGATGGTGTTTGTTACCGTATTGACCGAGAGTACTCGTAGCCACATATCGTAATACTTGCCGTTCTCTGCCAGAGTATTGATGGAAGCCAAGACAACATCATTCTCCTTGAATGTCGTAAAGTCGTTACCCCATCGTTTCTGAAGCTTCAAGTCGTAAGTCACGTTGCCACCTTCCGTTGCCGCAGGAATCTCCGTCACCGACTCAACCATACCGCTCTCCGTAAAAACGAAATTGCTCTCCATAGCTGTCTGTCTGTTCACGATGAGTTCCTTTGCTATGATAGAGCTTCGGGATATGATACTCTCAAACTCAGCGTTGCCCAGTTCGTCAATCCTTCCACCAGTACCGAAGAGCATTCCCTGAATAAAATCTCCGAAGGTTGCACCTTTCTTGAACTGGGATAAGTCTTCTGCTGTCAATCCCTGCAAGAACTTCTGAACCTTCTGAAAGGTGATAGTACCATTTGCGGTATCGTCTTTCAGTTTAGAGAGATACATTTTATCGGTTATACTAGCATTAAAGCTATTGGTATTACTACCACCAACCATGCTAGATAGAGATTTAACAGTTTCTCCTTTTACTGCATCAATAATCTGCTTCGTATCACTCTTTGTAACTTCCAACGAATTAACAAGCTCAATCTCAACTTCTGCCAGCTCATCGTTATCAACCTTTACAGAGTAGTTGCTGACGAAAACTTCGTGACTAATAAGATTTCCATCGCTATCCGAATCGCCCTGTATTTGTATTGACAGCTTTGCATTCTCGTTTAGCTTACTTGCAAAGTCAGGATTTTCTTGCAAGAATATGCGAGAAAACTTAACAGAGTAGTTGAACTGGTCTGTATTGTTTTCGCTCATGTGCTTGATAAGAGCATCATCGAGTCGTTTCTCTGCTGCCGTTACAAGAACCTTTGGAGGTTTGATGCCTGTGATAACAAACAAATCTCCCTTTTGCGGTTTAAATCCAGCACTCGCGTTTGGCATTATGATACCTAGTGTTGATGTGTCCTTTTGAACCGCAATCCATAACTCTTCTTTCGTTGAATCTTGGTTTGATTTGTTATCCTCAACGTATGTGTCGTTAAGAATATAATCACCTTTGCTATTCATTTTTCCACTATCTGACCTCAAATTTCCATTTCCGTCAGTAAGTACATTGTTATAGCACTTATTTTTTGTGCTATTCCAAGAGCAGTCAATGGTAAACGAACAAGCAGGGCATCCGTTACTCTTGATGAGGTTTATCTTTGCAGGTTCACTAGCCAAAGCATGTGCAAACAAGTCAAATCCAAAATCACCATTAAACTTATGTAGCTTTATATAGAAATAGTTATGAATATATTTCCCGTCACTATCCTTTACGTCACTATCTTCTTTATCAAAAGCAACATCCGCAATCTCTCCAAACAATTGTCCTTCCGCATTTACAATTCCATTGATAGTTGGCTTTATATCATCAAAAGTAACAGTTCCTTGGTGAGGATTTCCTTTCTTGTACAAGTTTACAAACTCGTAATATCCACTACCGCTTGGCAACTTGTGGGTGTTATTCAAAGCGTAGTAGAAACGCTCTGCACCTTTCGTGTTGCGATATATAGAAGGCATAAGTACCGATGATGGTGCAATCCATTTTCGACCTGTTACAGACACTTGTACTGCATCATCCTCTGTTCCAGTATAGATTTTATCAAACCCATAAATACCTTCGTCATTTTTTCCGAAGTTATAGTCATACTCTACATATTTTGCAGATGCTATTCCATTAACATAAATACCAGAATTGTCAAGAGGAATATAATTATCACCATTTTTCCAACTATATTCTGAATTTGTGTCAAGAGAAAAAACTACATCACCACTAAAAGAAACCTTCCATGCACTTGAGCCATAAAATGTTCTTTTTCCGTCCATAGTGAACACTTTGCAGTTGTATGAAAATATTGCATCAATATCAATATAGAATGTTCCATCTTCTGCAAATTCAACACTACATGCATCACCCAAGTTAGAATCAGTACATACGTTTTTATAAAGGTCGTGATATGTTGTGTATATATTTATGGTTCTTGTTGCACTTGATAGGTTTGTTATATTCTCTTTTTTTTGAATATAGTCAAACAGCTCAAAATTAAACGAGATTTTAGAGAAATCTATAATCTGACCTTTCTTTACATTTATTTTTATACTAACCCAAAACCAACATTTAACCTTTGGATTTTGACTATTGTCAGCTTGCGTAAGATTCTCAGGAGAATAAGTATCTCTTACATATAATGTAGACACATCAACATTTCCTTCGTACTTTCCCTTCTTACTCTTAAAAAGAACAAGATTATCGTTATATTTTGAATATCTCAAATAATCCGATAACGTAACATCTACATGCTCACTTGCTATATTTTTTGCGTCAAATATAGCCTCACCGAACTCATCATCATTAGGATAGTAATATGGCAGATTATCAGATGAACCGTAACCTGTTATCATATCAACTATCTTATAGTTCGCATTCTCCTTAGATACAGATATAAGAGCATCACTACTACCATATTTAATAGGTGTATCGGTTAAGTCGTGCTGTACCTTACCGACATGACAAACGCTGCCATCCCAGTAGTAATCAAGCTCAAAAGTTGTGTTGATAAGCTGTAAAACATCAGTCAAATATTGGTCTTCAAATGATACTTCCTTAACTTCATCTGTTCCATACCCTTCATCAACAACAACGTAATATCCCTTGTATTCATCTGTAGGACGATACAATCCACAATATGCCATTGAGCTATTGACGCGAGCAACAAACTCATGGATAGTTCCACCAAACGTGAACTTTGTCTGATTTGAGCGGTATCTGTCTTTATTATGTGTATCAACATCATCAACGACAACATCAAAGAACAGAGTGTTATCAAGCAATTCTCTTCTAGATGTGAAAGTGATTTCGCTCTTCCACATTCTAGACGAATTATCCTTTGTAGAGTTTGGTGTATAGGACGCAAAGAATCTATCGCCATTGTACTCCACGAACTCTTCCTTCTTCCATTGCAAAGACTCAGATGAATATATTGTAGCAGTAAGGGTAGGAGCACCACCCATACGTTTTGCATCGTAGGTATATGAAGATACAATAGCAGGGTTAGCTTCCGATGGGAACAAACCGATAATTTCATTACCAGTGTTCTCATCGTAAGTCAACTTCTGTATGTATAATGATTCTGCCTTCATGTTTATTCTTTATTATTGTTTGTATTCTTTGTCATTGCGGTAATCTCAGCTTGTTTTTCGGCACGTTCATCTGCCTCTTCTTGCTGAGTCTGCAATCTTACTTCCTCGTCAGGTGCAGAAACAGTATTCTTTTCAACACCAGTCTTAGTAGAAATCAAACCTGCACCGCTCAATGTACAAAGCATCTGATTCCATGCACTTTCATCGAATGGCTGCCAAGGCTTAAATGATGTACTGATTCTCATCTGCTTAAACTCAGTGATAGCAGTAGGATTCTCGCCGCTTGCAACCAACTGCTTTGCCAATCCTTCCTTGAACAATCTTGAATGTTTGCTGACGAAATTCTGCCATTCAATAGCTGCATTGTTAGCCTCCTCAATATCCAAAGAACGTGTCATCTGAATTGCCAAACCGCTTATATCGCCACTAGACTTAATATCCTTCGGCAAGATAAATGTACATCCTGTAGCAATCTGCAATTGGTCGAGAATTGACTGCATGAACTCAATCATGTTCTGTGGAGAAGGTGGAGTCTTAAACTCTGCGCTGCCATTTCCTTCAATGCTTGTATCATTCAGGATGATAGAACCAGCAATCTTCTTTGCGGTTTCATTGAGCTTCCCCTTGATATAAAGGATTCCCCATCCGTGACGTTTTTGGATGACCGCAAACAGATTATAGATAATCTCGAATAGCTCGATAAGGTCTTGACCGTTATTCCAAGCAACATCACCACGCTTTGTAACAAGTGGACTCTCCGAGAATCCGTGTTTTTCCTTGCTTTCCAAGCACCAGCCTTTCAGTACTTCGTTTGTATCAACGTCCTGAACGAATACATCTGTGAAATGATAATGATATGTCTTATCGTATGCATCAATGTGTCTTACATTATCCTCTGTGCGATAATACACGCAATCAAGAAGCGGTTCTCCATTATCGTCTTTGTGTGTGATAATCTGATAGCCATCTTCATACGAGAATAGCCTACTTTTTACTTCGTTATCCTCATTCATGTAAACGAGTAAGCCAACATCACCATAACTCTGCTGAATACGTATAGCTTGCATTTCGATACCATCCTGATTTGTCTCTTTCCAATGCCACTTGAAATCGGCAAAGTTCTTTTTGAGCTTATCAGTCGGATTGCTGTCATGCAGGATGTGATTACGTTTGTTGCCACCTAAACAGAGAGCCTTCTTGTCAACAATACGCTGTTGCATAGGAATGCCAAACTTCTTAAACTCAATCTCGCAATAACTGCCATCATCAAGCTTGCAACATATAGAAGGTAAGTTCGTATCAAACAATACCCTGTGAGAATAAGGGTCTAACTCCTTCGCAAAGCGCTCTTGACTAACAACTATCTTGCTAATATTTGGGAGCTGTGCTTCTTTTCGGAAGTTCGTCTTAATATCCGAACCATCAGAAGAATCGTTGATAGTAATAGAGCGCGAACCTCTCAAAAACGGCTTTTTCAGAAGCAGTTTCTGCGGATTCTCCAAAAAATCATTAATTATATCTTGTCTCTTTCTACTCATCGTTATTGTCGTTTAATGATGGTTCAACATCGTTGCTATTTTGTGAATCGTTGTTCTCTTGTGGGTCAATCAATCCATAATGTCTGCAACAAGCTTTTTTTGAAGCCCAGTAGTTACATTCTCTGTTTGTATTAGGACAAACAATATCGTGTTTGCTTGGTACTACGATGATTCGCTTCTGCTTCTGTGACTCTTCCATTTCGAATTTATCATTCAGCTTTACACGTATATCAGTCTGCATCTTCAATGCATCTTTCGGTTCAAGATTTCCATCACTAAGAGCTTGGTCTATCTTGTCGAGCATTTTAAGAAGCTCGTTTTTGTTCTCTTCCTTGGTGATAGCGTTGTTATTAACATTGCCGATACCGAAAGGTTCTAGAACATCTAGCAGTTTCTTGAATCGTGGAGTTTCGTAGAATTTCGCTGCATCCTTTTCACTCTTACGATAAGCAAGACGATACGCTAAAGTCTTATCTTCCAATGCGTCACATAGGATAGCGAACGCAATGTCTTTCTCATCGCATTTATCCCAGTCAATCCGCACGGATTCAAGAATCATTTTTATATTTTCTTTTTTCAGCATATATTCTAAAATTAATAGTACAACGTATCATCATAAATGCTCTGTGCATTAGGATTTTTCTCTTCAACTTCCTGTGCTGCGAGTCTGAACCCTTCCTGTAGTTCGCTACCATACTCCATATTCAAACATGGGTACATTCTCATTGCGCAAGGGTCAACCACGTCCATAGAACGGTCTTTTCCGAGATTTCTGTTCATTTCCTTCTTGCTCTGCAACTTCTTCTTTCCACTCTGCATCTTATCAAAGCGAACTACCGCGCATTCTTCCATGAACTCATTCTGTATGGTAACTCTGTATTTGAGGTTTTGATGCGTGTAAACCGCATTTGCAACCTTATCAGAGAATGTAAGCTGTCCTCGCTTAATCATGTAGCTCAGTCGCAAGTAACATAGGTCTTTTATTGTCATTGCAGACAAGTAATAAATTCCCATTGCCTTTGCTGCTGATATATATGGAATAGCATCAGGTATATAGTCATTGAAATACCTACCTGCCGTAGCATCATAGATAATATGGCTTTCTGCTACTCCCTCGCTCGCCGCGAACAGCCTAGCTCTTTCTGCATTGATTCGCGGTGTTGAATGCATAACGATTTCGTAATTGACAACGTGGAATCCATTCCACGACAACATCAGAGTATTATCCTTTCCGTAATCTGCCAAGTCGATTGTTATCCACTTGTCACCATTTACGGCTGGGTCTTTTATGAAGCAATCTCTTGCCGCTTGGCTTGGAATCGGTATATCCTCATCCTCTTCTGGGTCAACATTGAAGTTACCCTCCATAAGAGCTTGTGCCATTCTGCCGCCCGATGCAGCTACAGAACCTAAATAGCCAGAGTTGTTTTCAAGCATCTTCTTGTTTGAACCAAGTTTACCTTGATAGAAAACAAAGCTCTTAATCATTACTTCATATCCAAAGTTGCCGCCAATGGTTTTAAGCTTTCTGTCTATATCTATTTTACATTTCTCATAGACTTCTCGCTTAGACATCCCCCAAACAACATCCTTAACAGTCGGTCCTGCACAATAGAAGTATCTGACTACACCATCACGCTCTGGGATGATAAAACCATCTGAACCAATATACCAATCAAGGAATATTCTTGTCCAGTGGCTACGCTTCGGATTAAGTGTTGCAAAGAACTTACCTGTAAACGTCTTGCTCTGACCTCTGTTTCGAGTCATAACGTAAGAGAAAACTTCCCAAGTCATCTCCGTCAACTCGTCAATCGCAATCAAATCGTACTCCCATCCTTTCGCGCGCTCTCTCAACTTATCTATATTGGAATCGTCAAGATATGTCAAATCGACAAACGTTCCGTTCGGAAATGTAACGCGCGGATTCTCGCTCTCTCTGATTTTTACGAAATCAGCTCCGAATATCTGTTTGAACTTCTCTACGAATCCTCCACCTGCTTTTTGATTACCAAGTGAACGGCGTGAAATCATTGCACGAAAATCTGGGTCGGTCATTAACGGCTCTGCCATCGCAAGTACAAGACCATACGATTTGCCTCCTCCGAGATTTCCGCCACCAAAAACAACGTCAACGTTGCTACTTGCAAAGGACATTTGAAAGCCCTCTTGTGGTCTGATTTCTATATCTTTATTCGTGTTCATGCTGCAAAGATACCTAATTTATAATATATAATGTCGTGAAAATAATTCTATATTGGTTACGTAACAAATAGAGTTTATAAAAGCCTGCAAATCACCACATTATTTAATTATCTTTGCAGCAGAATTTTAAAAATTAGTAATATGAAGTTTACAAAACAACAACTTTTAGACACCCTAAAAGCAAAGCTCACTGAAAACGGAAAACACCTTTCCATCAGTGAAAAGACAATAAAGAGTTTGAGTGATTCCCACTTTGACCTCTTAGTTGGTGAAGATACAGAGTTAGATGATTTGGTGAAGAAGATTTTGCCGCAGTATGTTTCCCTTAACGGCAACTACGAGAAGGATAATGCCGACTTCATCAAGAAATGGAACGATGAGCATCCTGACACCAAGCCAAACCCAAATGACAATGGCAAAGAGCCTTCGGCTGTTGAAAAGAAGCTTTTGGAACGCTTGGAAGCTCTAGAGAAGAAGGATGCAGAGTACGAAGCATCTAAGCTCGTATCACAGAAACGTAGTGAACTTCTCGCCAAGTTCAAGGAGAAAGGTATCAACGACAGCAAGTGGATTGACAAGTACATGAACAAGTTGAACCTCACTAAGGACTCGGACATCGAACAGGAATTTACGGATGCAGAGGAGTTCTACAATCTCTCTCATTCAAAGCCAAGCAACAACACCCCAGGTAGTGCTGGCGGTGGTGACAATGACAAGGCTGACGATTTCTCTGATGTTGTGGGCATCGTGAACCCTGACGCAGGCGAATAACATTATTCATTCACTATTAAACAAATTTACAAATTATGGCAGCAGCAGATGATTTCTATTTGAAGCATGGGTATGGCGGTCACTTTGGCGGTCGTACACTTATCCAAGCACATGGTAAGATTGGCGGTCATAGAAGCGTTTTCATTAACCTCGTAAGCGGCAACAAGGACGCATTCGTTTACCCTCCTTTTGGTGGTGTTATCACAAATCCGTTCAAGGGTCGCGCTAAGGCTTACGCAGGTGATTTTTGCGAATATGACCCAGACACTTACGGCAAGAATGGCGGTCAGACCGTCAAGATTCTGAAGTATTACGAATTGGCAAAGGATGTCACAGCAGAAGACTTGACAATAAATCTTGTTGATGATGGCTATCATCACATTCCTTTTGTCGGTGACAACATCATGGTCGCTCCATCAACTCTTACTGGTACTGGTACTGGTCTTGCAGTTACAGGCGTAACTAAGGGTACAGAGGGCGGCGCAAACGTATTCATCGTAACTCTTGGCGCAGCTTTTGGCGCAATCGCAAAGAAGGGTGATATTCTTGTTGAAGCAGCAAAGGTAGGTGCGAAGACAACCGCAATGGTTACAAATCCTAACGCTTACTTCGACAAAGATAACGACTTCTTCTATGACCCTAACTTGTCAACCAATGTTGAGGAAGGTGAGGGTGCTCAGTACTCTTACACTCCAGCATTGATTAAGGATTCAAGAGTAATCTTGAACTTGGCAAAGTGCAACAAGCTTCCACCAGCCGTACTTGCGATGAACACAAGAACAGAGAACGGATGGTTCGGATTCTAACCGCTCCAATTCAATAGGATAACAATAGGATAACATATCATTAATTTAAGTATTCAGGATATGCAACAATTTGATTTTAACAATTCGAGATACGCCAAGTTGTTCTCTTCTAAGGATAACATCAACTTTCTGAGAACCTTCTTAAACACCAAGGGGTTGCTCTATACCAACTATGGCTGGTATCTCACACAAGGTCGTAGAGCTTCTATGCCTACACCTACAGACTACGATGGCGTGGCTTCATTCAGCATCAAGTCTCGCAAGGCAGAGGCAGCTCCTTTGATGCACCTTCGCGCTCCACTTGGCGATGCTCCAGAAATGGATAACGAGGGCTTGGAGATGTACACAGGTACAATTCCAGACTTTATCGGTTACAAGTGGTCTGAGAACGCAAGACAACGCGAGTATAAGGAAAAACTCTTTGAGCAGTTCGGCAACGATGCAGACCTTATGGCTGCTTGGGTGCGCGATGTTGTTCAGGTAGGTAAGAACTCAGCAGAAGCAACACTCTCCAACTTGACTGCACAGATTATGACAACTGCAAAGATGAGTTGGAAGGGCAAGGGTGAAGGTTTGCAACAGTTCTTGCAGAAGGTTGAACCATTCCCAACAGAGAACCGCAAGAAGGCTGGTGCAAAGGCTTGGACTGACCCAGACTGCAACCTTATCTCACAGATGAGAAAGATTGAGGACGACTATCGCGATGAGCGTGGAGGTACTGAGATTTCTCTCGTATGGAAGATGACTCGCAAGATGTACCGCGATGTATTCTTGCAGAACAAGGAGGTTAAGGAGTGGTACATCAACTGGTGCAAGGCTCACGACCGCGCATATACTGCAAATATGCAGATTTTGGACGAGGACTTCAAGAAATCACTTTCCGACATGACAGGTCTTTCGCCTATCGAGATTGTCGTTGAGAAGGAGCGCAACAAGACTGTTACAACTGACGCATTCGTGCAAGGTTGGGATGATAAGATTGTTGTACTTTGCCCTATCGGTGATAGCGTTGAGTTCAAGTGGACTCCTATCTACGACCAGACACTTCAACAGAAGTATGGCGCAAAGAACATTGATGTTTCTTGGGCTTCAATCGCTGACGGACTCGTTACCGTAGGAAACTACGCAATGGATAACGGTCAGTTCCGCGAGTGGCAGACTAAGGTCATGATGTCTGCTTGCCCTGCACTTCTCGACTTTATGAACCACGTAATCATTGATACCTCAACAGCAGGTAATTAATGGTGGTTCACTCACAATATACGATAACATTTAATTCATTTATCTCTCAATGGCAGCATCGAAGTTTGACATATTGGACTATCTGAGCGGCATGACTAACTTTGTCTTTGACAAGTCGGCATTAAACAATGTTGCTTTGGATTGCGGCGTTTCTGATGTCGAGTCTTATTTGGACTTGACAGAAGAACAGAAAGACAGATGTAAGATTGCACTCTTGGAAAAGATTGTATTCGGTGTCTATCAGACAGCATCGACCACAAACCAACATGGCGCATATACTCTTACGGTAGGTGCTCAGACCATTACATCGGCTGCATTGTTGAGTATCAAATCAGAACTCAAAAGACTTTACAAGAAGTATGGAGAGGACGAAAAACTTGAAGCTCTCAATGAAACCGATGGAGAGGTTAAATGGATTAAAGAAACAGATTGGTAAGCTATGTACACTGACAGAAATGCTTTGGATGAATATGCCTATCATGGTATGTTCTACCGCTCGGAACAAAAGCCGAAAGAAGATGGTGACCTTATCGGAAACGATGGGGATATGTTAGGCGATACTGATACTAGTGCAGGTGATTCAGAAACAGAAAATGTAGAAACTATCATTTTTGAAACTGATTGCGATATTCAGGAAACCAACAAACTCTTTAATTCGGGTGTAGTTACGCTAGGATATACAATCTATTTTCCGATGCCAACAAAAGAAGGCGAAGACGGAAAAGATGAAGAATATATTCCTGAAGGTTTGAATGCAGGCATTCGTTTCCGTGGAAAGATGTACGGAATGGACGTTGACGGAATGGTTATTGGCGTTTATCCGACACAAATGCATGGATGTGTAGCTTACATCAAGGGTACTGACATTTAGTTTTTTCATCATAAGGTAAAATGTATTTAGGATAACAAGGTATGGCACAGAGGATTAATCGCAGATTGTCTCGCATTGAAAATTTCTTTTCGATGCTTCTTACTAAAGGAAAAATCTCAGACAACATATTTGTCGGAGAGTTACCTCCTACAACTAGCAAAGACTGGGATGATTTTGTAAATGTTGACGTAGGTCAGCAAAGAGAACATGGCGGTTACTCCTCTGGCTATGCTAACATTTATCTCTATGCAAGACCAAAGGGAACTCCACTTAGAAAGAATGTAAAGTTACTGGATAAGATGGAAGGTATTCTTGATAAAATCATTGATGAATCAAGAGACGAAAACTATACAATCAGTACATTATACCGTGATAGCGGATATGACTCAAACCGCCAGTTTCATTTTCAGATGATTTCTGTTTCGGTTATTGTACGTTAATTATTTCATTTATTTAGGATAACAATTTAAACTCATAACAATATGGCAACGAAAGTTACAAGTACAGGCGCAGGTGCAATCAAGCTCTCTAAGCCTTCACACATTATTGTTCGTCCGTTCAATGGTAATGCGGCTGGTGACGATTACTACGATTTGGACGATGTTGTTCGCGACACCACATCTATCTCTCAGGACGATAACGATACTACCGATATTGAGCGCGAGACTTCTGATACTCCTATCATGTCTATCGTGACAACTGGTAAGTATCAGTTTGCTGCCGAAGTTGCAGATACTCAAGCTTCTGTATTGACTGCATTGTGCGGCTTTACAAAGGGTACTGATGGTAAGATTTACGCTCCATCTGGTTACAAGCTGATGTATGCAGAGGTTGCAGTAGTTTTTGACAACGCAGACGGTACTACACACACAGCATTGATTCTGCCTAAGTTGCAGCTCAATTCCAAGACAACCATTGAGTCTCTGAACTCTAACTTGGCAAAGGTTGCATTGGCTGGCACAGGTCAGTTGGTAGAAGTTAAAGATGGTAGCATAACTCGTAAGACACCATTCTACATTGACCCTGCATACACATTGCCAACTGCTAGTGTATAATGTAGGTTCTTCAACAATTCTCGACTATATACAAGGGGCGGCGGCTTTAATGCTGTCTGCTCCTTTTTAAGTTTTATCATTTATGGCTGAAACATTATACAAAAAAGCATTAAAGCTTATTACGAAGGAATTAGACAAGGATGCAAAGAATGTGTTAAGAGAATGTATTCAAGAAATTACATACACACATCAAACGCACAACCTCTACGATTCTTACGGATATGGCATTTATGTCGAAGGCAAGCTTGAAAAAATAGGTTACTTATCATCCTCTCCAAAAGCATCCAAAGGCAAGAATTGGTATGGAGAAGAGATTAAAGGTCGTGAAGCGATAAACGAATATCTCAAAAACGATTATTCCCCTAGTGGAGTAATTGATTTGGCTGTCGTTGCGACCATGCCCTATGCTAAGATATTGGAAGATGGCGGTGGTAATCTGAAACAATCTTACAGAGTCATTTCCATGTCGTTTCAAAAGCTACAAAACCTATCCAAGAAGTATAATGGAACAGTAAGTGTGATTAGAAAGTAATTCATATATATGGGAAAAGTATATAGAGCACAAAAAGACCCGAATAAGGCTAAGAAACAAGCTGTAGAAGACGAGAATAAGGTGTTACCTAGTTCTCCTTTGTCTGATGCGGCAATGGAACGTCTGGCGCAAATTATGAATGATTCTCCTACAATTGTAAAGCTACAAGGTACAGAGTGGGAGATAAGAGCATTGAAGCCAGGCACTCAATGGATGATAGCGGAGGAGGCTTGCAAGATAGTCAAGGGCGAAAACTTATCAATGGGTGACGTTATCAAGGAGTTTGCTATCAACATTCCATCGGTGGCAAGAGTAATCACACTATCCTTGCTCAATGACAAAAAACGCATTGATTCTGAGGAATACCAACAAGTTTACGACCAGTTGCTTTGGGGAGACTATGACATCAAGGATTGGGCAACATTACTCGTTGAAATTCTCAATTTGCTAGATGTGGATTTTTTCTTCGCGAGTACCAATGTGATTCAGACCGTCCGCAATCAAGCTCTGATGAGGAAAAAGCAAGCAGCCGAATTATCCCCTCACGAACAGAATACGGACAAATGATAGATTTCTTACGTGCCAACACATGGTGCTCGCAAGAAGAATATAAGTGGAGAATGACAGTTCCGCAGATTCGCCTTGCGTCTATGGATTTTACTCATATAGAGTACATATCGTCAGATAAAGGCAATAATCAGAAGAACGACAAATTAAAGAATGCAAAGGTAATCAATGGTGCAGAGGATTTGCGAAATCTCAATGACCTTGGAATACCTATTTTATAAACTCTTAAACTTTTGAATTATGGCAGATTCAGCATTAGGAGCAGCTCTAGCCATTCCTAAAAGTGCGTTAGATGCTATAGAACAAGCAGACAAGAAATTGAAAGACATACAAGATACGGCTAAAAATACCGCGTCTGGTGTAACACAATCTTTCAAGGATATGTCTGTTGGTACTAAGCCGTTCCTTGATTCTTTAGACCAAGTTATAGCAAAACTCGCAACAATCAACGCATCTGCTTCAAATGCAAGCAGTGGTATCTCAAACGTAGGTGCGAGTGCAGGTAACATGAACAATAACATTACGTCAGCAGCACAGAACATTCAAAATATGGTAGCACAGCTATCTAAGATGAATGGTTCTGGCACTAGTGGTATTATGCAAGCGGCACTTGCATTTCAGAGATTACAGGAATCGGCAAAGGGTGCTAGCGGTATGAATATTGCTGAGTTAAAGCAAGAAATTGGTTCTATTGAAAGTATGTTGCGAGATACAACACAAAATCTCACCAAGGCAGACCAAGATGCACTTATTAAGCGAAAGAAGTCATTACAGGATGAGTTACGATACCAGCAGCAGATGTATAATGAACGTGCTGTTGCTTTTCAGAAGGCTCTTGATAAGATGGTTAGTGCCGAACAATCTTACAATAACAAACAGAGAAAAGCATACGCTGATAGGGCAAAAGACTATCAGACAAGAAACAATAAGGCAAACACCACATATCAAGGCGCGCTTGATTTCTCTGCTACTGCAAATACGCTCAACCGCCAAGTACGCGCTATAGAATATCTGAAAGAGGCTCGTATGAAGTTGTCTCAAACCGATGCTGATTATAAGCGAAAATTGGATATTCTTAATGCTGCCATTGAGCAACATAACAAAAACTTGAAAGAGGCTGGTGTTAATTCTCGCGCGTTGACCGAACAAACATCATATATGGCTGGATATATGTCACGTTGGGCACAGCGTATGGCATTTGCATTCTCAGTGGGTTCTGTCAAGAATTTTGTCGAGCAGATTGCATCAGTCAGAGGTCAGTTTGAACTTTCAGAGCGTTCACTCGAAGCTATCTTGCAGAACAAGCCAAAGGCAGACGAGATTTTCAACAAGACAGTAGAACTTGCCGTTAAATCACCTTTCCGTATCAAGGACTTGGTGGATTACACACGACAACTTTCCGCTTACCGAATTGAGTCTGATAAACTTTATGATACAACCAAGCGACTTGCCGATGTTTCAGCAGGTCTTGGCGTTGATATGGGAAGACTTATCCTTGCATACGGACAAGTCAAGGCTGCTGCATACCTTCGCGGTTCTGAGGTTCGTCAGTTTACCGAAGCTGGTATCAATATGTATGGTGAGTTGCAACAATACTTCAAGGAAGTTAAGGGAGAAGCGTACACGACCGCGCAGATTGTTGATATGATTTCAAAGCGTAAGGTTACATTTGAGGATGTTGAGGCAATATTCCAACGCATAACCGATAAGGGTGGAACATTCTATAATATGCAAGAGATTCAGGCTGAAACTCTCCAAGGTAAGATTTCCAACTTGAAGGATGCTTTCGATGTGATGCTCAATGATATTGGCAAGGCTAACGAGGGAACAATGAAGGGAATGGTAAGCTGGGGTACTTCTCTGCTTGATAATTGGAAGACTCTTGCAGAGATAGGAAAAGCTCTTATACCTATTCTTATTGCTATAAAGGCTAACTCTATGTTTGCAAAGACTAGTCTCGGACAAGCTTTCTCGCAAGCATCTGGCACAGGTATCGTGAGATACAAAGCTCTTTTCGTAAATTCCTTAAATGGAATGAAAAAAGCTCTTAAAGATTTTGGCGGTCTCGTTAAAAGTTCATTATCAGGTATAGGTGTAGGTCTCGCTATTTACGCTGTAGCAGAAGTAATAACTACCGTTTATGATAAGATTTCCAAGTACAACGAAAATGTACGTAAGGCAGAAGAAGAAACCATAAAGGCAAAGGGCGCAATAGGTGCTTTAACTGGAACGTACAACGACCTTGCAAATGCAGCCACAAACGCAAATAGTAAATTAGGAGGAAAGGATTTAGAGAAGAATATTGAGGATAGACGTACAACGTTACAAAAGCTTATTGATGCCGCATCAAAAGACGGACTGACTTTCAAAATCAATGTAGATAGTCTCGATGTAAACCAACTTAATACTACTTTCAGTAAGGTTGAAAAAGAGTATAAAAATTTCGTTGATAACATGGAGATTCTCAGAAGAAACTATGCAAAGAATGATGCAAAGAATACTTGGTTTACTGATGGACTTGATGATGATGCAGACGATTACAAAGATGCTGTGATTGATGCTCTCGCAAAGTCTTCGCAAATGGAGAGAGTTGTAGCAAACATTAACGCAAACTATAAACAAGCCACTTCGACCACGAAGAAATACTTTGATGAGATACGTGCAGGTCAAAAGGATAACGAATCCAACATTGATTATATGACACGCATGTATGAGTTGATAAAGAAAATCAACATAACACAAGGCGGCAGCGACTATAAAATGCCATCTTTCATTGGTACTTCGCAAGCTGATTTCAATGACCTTATCCGTGCGATGAACAGCGTACAAAATAAGGCGCAAGAATTGAACAGCGAGTTTGATAATGTTTTTGCAGGCATGAAGGATGCGTTCAAAAACGACCCAATAAAGATACAAGCATTTATTGATAAAATTGCGGCAGAGCGTGATTGGAATCAATACGAGAGAGACCTTGCTTATAGACACTTTGGTATCAATGTATATATTGATAAAGCCAATATGGAGAAGCAAGTATCTTGGGTTGATGATTATATTAATGATTTCTTTGCAAAGAAAAAGTATGGTATTAGCCTCGTTGTCAAAGAAATTGATGACGATAAGGCTTTTGAAGGCTTCCTTGGGAAAGGAGACCAAGCAGCAAAGGCTGCAAAATCTTGGAAAGAAGTTGAAAAGAGACTCGCCGCGGTTGGCAAAAACTCGCCTACAATAACAGTTGATGATACTATCAGAAAGATATTCAAGGCTGGTGAAATTGGAGCAAACCAAATGGTAATTTCTGTAGCCAAGGTGAGAGCCAAGGTTAGGGAATTGAAGCAAGCCGCGACTCAGCAAGCGTTAGCTTTGGGTGTTAACCCTTTTGAGGGTGATGCTAAAAAAAATAGAATCAAGCAAGATAAGGCACAAAGAGACATTTTGCAAGAGCGCATTTCCCTGTTAAAGGATATGAACTCTAAATACAACGAGTTGATTAAGACGGAATCAAAAGAGACCGCATTATCTGCTACTCGTAAGTATTTTAAAGAAGCAGCGCAAAATGTAGGATGGAAAGCTTCTGATATTCTGCCAGACGATGCATCTGTGGCAAAACGCATTCGTGAGATTGGTTCTCAGTACAAGGAATTGACAAAGCGAGGTAACGCATTCCGCATTTCGGCAGACATTGATTTGAAAGTTTCTGAGAAGGAATACAACAAATTAAAGGATGATATATCTAGAAATGTCAATGATGCATTCTCTCAGATGGACTTGTATAAAAAACTGAAAGATGAGGGTATGTCTGATGAGCTTATTAAGTCTATGTTTGGAGACCTCACGAAGTCGTTTGATAAAGTACAGGAAGACATAAATAATGAGTTTAATAAGTATATCATCAAAGACTACGAAACTCATTATGGTAAAGATTTCACAAAATGGGGCGATAAGGTTATTCAGCAATACAACTCTGATTTGGAGAATACCGCAGAAGTCATAAGGAAAAAGTTCTCTGGAAGTGATGTCGAAAAAGAATATCTCAATCAGACACAAAAGCTCAATCAGAAAATCGAGCAAGACACGACAGATACTGCTCAAAAACTCTTCAAAGAGTATAAGCAACGCCTGTCAGACCAGTTGCAGCTTGATAGAAAATATATCGCGGATAGAATAGCAATAATGAAGAATTTCTCTGACCCTGAAACTCAGAAGAAATTACTTGATAATATTGACTTGGACTACAAAAAGAAGACTGGCGAAAATACTTGGAAAGATTTTAAAAATAGCGACATGTATGTTCGTCTGTTTGATAATCTAGACCAAGTTTCTTCTAAGGCACTTGATGCGATGGCAGAAAGACTGCAACAGTTGCGTACAGAGCTTAGAGACCTAGACCCAACAGAGTTGAAGACTATTGCGGAACAGATTAATAAGGTCAATGAAGTTCGCAATTCACGCAATCCTTTCAAGGCTTTCACTAGCGGACTTAAAGAAATGATTAAGGCTGGTAAAGACTTAAAAAAGTCGGGCGGCGTAGAAAAGTATGTAGAGCTTAACGGACTTAGAGCAGATTTGACGAGCAAATTGCAGAACCAAAATGCTTATGTTGAGTCTTTGGAACAGGAATATAACGAACTGACAAAGAATAAGGATGCGAACGAAAGCGTTGTTACAACCTTAAAGTTGAAGTTAGCAACCAACAAAAGCATTCGTGATTCTTTGAAATCTCAGTTAAACCTCACAGATGAGCAGATTGCAAAGCTCGGAACGATTATGACTGAGGAAGAGCAGACGAAAGCTAAGTTCTCAAAATCCGTGACGGATATTACGAGTGTTGTATCTACAATGGCAACAGCATTCAATGGATTGTTTGAAGCTTTGGGCGGTTCTGATGAACAACTCGAAAACACTCTTAGTGTCGTTGATAATATCGGTCAGGCGGTCGGTTCGTACTATAGCGGAAACTATGCAGGTGTCGTATCGGGCGCAATGGGCGCGCTTACGGGCGTAGCTAAACTCTTTAGCAACGAAGGAAAGATTGATAAGGAAATTGCACGCCAAGAACGCGCTGTAAATTCCTTGCAACACGCTTACGAAAAGCTTAAAAAGAGTATGGACGATGCCTTTGATACGCAAAAGCTCTACGAATACAACCAAAAATCGGTCGATGCCCTTAAAAAGCAGCAGAAGGCGTACCAAGCAATGATTAACGCAGAGCGCGGTCGCAAGAAACCTGATGAAGGTAAGATTCAAGAATGGGAACAGCAGATTGATGATTTGAACACAACAATCCAAGAATTAGGTGAGTCTATGACAGAAGCACTTGGCGGCTTCGGTTCTCAGTCTAACTATAAATCTGCTGCTGAAGCTTTCTCGGAAGCGTGGGTAGATGCTTTCAATGAAGGTAGTGATGCACTCGAAGCACTCAATAATAAGTTTGACGAGTATTTCAATACAATGCTCACCAAGCAGTTGATGAATAGAGCTACTTCAAAATACATTCAGCCTATCCTTGAAGCATTCGACAAAGCGGTATCTGAGGGCAGCGAAGGTGGAAACAATGGTCTTGACGTTACCAAGAAAGAACTCGAAGGTATCAAGGAACTGAAAGACAAGAACCTTGCATTATTCAATGAGTATGCAAAGAACTTGATGGATGTTCTCAACGTCAAGCCTACTGGCAGTTCAAATATCTCTGCTTTGCAGCAAGGCATTCAATCCGTTACAGAATCAACCGCACAGGCTTTGGAGAGTATTTTATCAAGCCTACGATATTATGTAGCCACTCAGCAAGCAGATGTCCGCATCATCCGCGACACTCTGTTAGAAAAGCTCGGCAATAGTATCAGCGCGATAACACAAGACACATCAAGCAGTCCTGTACTCATTGAGTTGAGATTGCAGACAACAATACTTACCGATATTCGCGACACTTTGGCTAGCTGTGTAAAGGGCGGTCACAAGCAAGGAAGAAATGGTATCAAGGTATTTATGAATTAGTTTTCTGAGTTCTATATATAAAATTAGGGCAAGCTCGGTTTCACAACTGAACTTGCCCTTTTTAATCAACATAAATCTAACTAAACCTTAACTAATACAAAAAGTAAAATTACACTTTATGTCTGTGTACCGCCGTACACTCTGTAAATAAGAAAATAATATAAATATTCTTTTTTCCAACTTTGCTATTTAAATGAGCTGTAAGGCATTATTTCAGTTCATCCTTACAACTATTCCACTCTGACACATAAATCGTTCCTGTCGTCATATTTGCGTCATCGTAGCTAATGATTTTAACATCATTATCCTCTCCGTACTCTATGAGGTCACATTTTCCTTTGCATTCGATGCGAACTTCACTCTTTCCGCACACATAAATGCGAGTAACCATATTCTCAGGAACTTCAATTTCCAAATCCTTGCAGTACGCGACTAGAATAATCGTAGAGCGCGCATTGATAACTCCATGAGCACCTATATACATTTCGCTAGTATATCCGTGCTCGTTACATTGGTAGAATCCATTGGCAAACTCACCAAACTCTTTCAAAAGGTACTCTTTAGACAATCCCCATCCGAAAGCAATAGAATCAGCCATAAACTCAATTCCGTTAGAATCAAGAGCCATATTTACCAATTCTCGCTTACTCGCGGCAGAATCCCATTTACCCTTATACTCTCCGCACAATCCCAGTCTCAGAGCATTGCGCTTCAATGTCAATAATTCATTACTATTCCCCATACCATTCTCTCAATCTATCGTTAATTAAAGTGTTCACATACGCATAGGTTTTATCGTACCCGACAAGTTCGTGGCACTTGCGGACGCACCGCATAGCAGATTTCTCATTGATGTCCGCGCGCTGTGCGATAACGGCATAGGAAAAGCCATACCGATTGTGTAGAACGTCAAGAACAAAGTTCCTTGCTACCGCTCTCGCAAAAGGAATATTAGTATTGCCGACATATAAATCATCTGCATTCACTCCTTCCTTTTCCTCAGTACTCATAGCCGTGTTCACTTGTTCGCAAACCATCCGCTCTACCTTATCCATCGTATCATTACCTAAGTATATCATAGCCGTTAAATCTTATTTTTATCTTTATAAACGTAACCTACCGTATCACAAGGGTATTTATCATCTGGTGACAATACACCTGCATCTTCCATCTTTTGTCTGAAATCCACAGAAACCATAGGAACTAACTTGTGTAATCTAGAACCATCGGCAGCAGCCCAAATCGGTTTTAGATACTGAACAGGATTCTTAACCTTTACACCATCCCATTTGATTCCGTTCTGAATGAATGGTATAAAGATACCGTCTCGCTTCACTCCGTTAGCATCACACATCCTTACAATCCTGTAATCTCGGAATAGTCCGTATTTCAGTTCTATATACCATTCATTATACATAAGCTATTCCTTTCCTTGATTAAGAGCCTCGGCTGCTTGCTCTGCCAATATTGCTTGCTGACCGTGCTCAAAGTTCTTCTTCAAGTCTTCCTCTGTCTCTTCGGAAACTGGAGTGTTCATTACAGTTTCCAACTCTTTCTGCATACGACCGATGTAATCCATCTTGTTCTTTGCGAACTTTGCAGCATCATCTGCATCAGTGAACGCTGTAATCGGATGAGTAATGTTGGCTTCTGTGATGATAACCATGCTATCAAGCATATCTTGATAAGTAACATCTGTCTCAGGGAAAATATCATTCTCTTTTCCCTTTACTTCGTTCTTCATCGCGACAAGATTTTCAAGCCACGCGAATGTTGTAGTGGTAAGCGCGTGTCCTTCCATATCAACACCTCCCCAACGCTTAAAACGTGCTTCAAATCCAATATGTGTGTGGAAAATAGCACAATCCTTCAAAATTACGATGAAGAAATGACCGAAGTCGGTAACGCTTTCAACATCTTTTCTGTTGATTCCGACAACAACTTTAAGCAAACCTGCATTGTTGTCAACAGTCTTCTTTTTTGCAATTCTAGCCATAACTATATATTTATTTTTGTTCTACAATCGTTTTGTACTCGAAGTTTCTACATGAAGGATTTTCTTTCGATGTGTATCTCTTCTCCGTGGTATTATTGCAAATCCCATCTTTGAAAAAGAAACAATCCTTGCAAGTATATACTAGCGGAATAATGTCTCTGCAAGCATCATCGTCAGGATTTACGTATGTATATAAGTTTTTGCCCATGCAATATGGGAACTCAAAATCTTCATCATTCAACAATACGCAATCCTTACAAGTGTATTCAGTCTGTTCCATGTTCCAACAATTTTATTTCGTCCTGGATATAAAACACCGCCTTACGCAAGTCCTCGATGCGCTTCTCGGTCTTTGTTTTGTTGCCATCCACCTTATCCTTGCGCAAGAGATACTTGATAGCGTTCCCTGTATTGAAATCAAGATGTCTGCAAATATCCAAAGGCTCAACACCACACAAATCCTTCAACCAAGCATAATGGGATGGGTGAGATACTTGCTCTGCCTTTCCGTTTGCGGATTTTCCTTCACCTTTCGTTACTATATCGAACTTTGTACCAAACGTCATAATATCTTCCTCGCGAAAAAGAGCGATATACTTGTAATCTGTGCTAACAGATGTGCATATATAAACATCAGCATCCTTTTTTTTCTCGGCATTGAACAGAATAGGGGTGCTGCCGCTCTGAATACCTATAGGGTCAAAATTACATTTTAAGCAATCTTTTTTTGTGATATAAAATCGCAGCCCAACCTTAATATCTTCTTTCTTAATCATAAACTATTTATTTTTACTATTCAAACAAAATGCTCTAAGAGTCATAACCTCTGATGGGTTGTGATAAAGGATAATACAGAAATCACCATGTTCTTCTGTGTGAACCTTTCGCAAACCACATTCCTTGATAAATCCATCCTCGCCAATATAAGGGTTAAGGATCTCGCGAACCGCACTAGTATGGCTTGGTTGTACAACAATAACGCCACCAGTTTCCCGAAGTTCTTCTAGCTTCTCCCACTGAGCTTCGATATTTTCATCTCCATAGAACAAATCATAACCATAAGGTTCTGTGATTTCTCTATCAATGCCCATTCCCAAAGGAAGTTCAATTACTATAATCGCTTTCATAAGCTATTCCTCCTTATCTTTAAGTTCAACGAAATCGCCAATGCCCAAACGAGCCTTGTTGATGCAAGACGCAATCCAACCCATCAAGTAGGCAGAAGGCTCGCCGCCGTGTTCCATGCCAACATGATCCTCGATGGCATCGCAGACGTGAGAAGCTTCATGGCAGCAGTAGTTCATCGACATAACCTTCTGACACGGAAACGAGACAAGAACGCCACGTCTTCTGTCGCTCTTCCTGACAGCATCGGAATACGTAACGCCGCCGTAATCACTATCGGGAGCATTGCACTTGTCAAAACAGGAATCTATCAGCTCTTTCAAGTCTTTACCGATGTGTACCCAAAGTTTCAAAGGGTAGATTCCGTTTCCATATTCGTAATATCCTTTCTTCTTCATACCTCATCGTTTTTATGTTTCTCCCACCCTGCTTTTGAAAAGGCATACCAAGTATCACAAATGTCTAGAGCAAGAACGTCTCCTTGATTAATACATAAATCGCTTTTAATACCTTCAACATGAACATACATCACTGCTAAAGCATCATAAGGATTACTACGACCTTCTATAAACGGATTTTTAAATAACTTGGTCTTGTATACACTAGTAACAATAGGCACTTGAAGAACATCTGAAATATTCTCTGTGCTAATCTCTATCGACTTCTTAAACTTCTTCATATTCTCAAATATTTATTTTGGATACAATCTCGATGGCAGACAATAATGTCTTCTCGCTGATACCTTTTCCACTACCAACACCATCTTTCTCTATCTTCTCAATAGAACTCTTTATAGAGCATACTGCATCATCTATGCTATCTGCACTACTCTTTGCATTCTCGATTGATGATTGTAACTCGTCGAAACGCTTGTCTATATAATTCTTCAATCTTTCTTCGTGCTCTATAACGTTTATAGAGTTTGCGATTTTTGCATGCGTCCAGTTTTCTTCTACACATGCATAATAATCGCCTTTTGTATCATCATGAATCTTGGAAGACACAACTCTTAGACACACGAAATCGTCTCCATCCATTACAGCATACACACCCTCTCCTGATGGGTATAGTTCGGCTTTCGCCTTATTATCCCTACTTTCTCCTTGTATGTATGCGACCTTTCCTAAAACGTTAACTCTAATTTCCATATCTCAACTATTTATTATGTAATCTACCAATATGCCACTTTGAGCAAACCTTACATAAGTAAGGATGCCAGCCGAGTGCCTTCAACCTCGGAATCTGATTCAGAAACTCCCAAGCGTCATCCTCAGTCTCGTATGCAACCTTCGCCTTCCAAGAGTGAACCTTCTTAGTCCAATGTTCGGGGGCTGGTTTGAACGGCGGCACTTTATTAGGATTGTGATGGTTATTCCTCATAGCTCAATGATATTAATGCAACTATCATCAATCGCGATATAGCAACCAAGTGTCTCGCGTCTGTAGCCGCCGAAATCAATAAGTATCTCAGAATCTTCGCTTGCGCAAATGAACTCTTTGTTGGCAAGTAATTCATCCTTCGTAATGGTTTTCTTAACCTCACTAAAATAAATTCTTCCAACCATAGGTGCATTGATAATGCCGCCAACCTTTACCACATCATCATCCGATGTTATATATATGATAGGTAAATCACCTTTTGCATTCTCAAAGAACACGTTATTCAAAAGCTCTGATTTAGTCATAATCTGTTATTTTTTAGTTGATGATTTTTTGCGACCACGTTTCTTTGTCGTATCGCGCTTGCTAGCAGTGTAATCCAATGACGATTTCTTTGGTCTGCCTGGTTTTCGTTTTACAGGAATGGATTCTTTATTCGGCAACTGCAACGTCTCACATTCCTCATCTTCGCCAAATTCGTTCTCGAACTCTCTTCCGTCACGCTTCTCTGCATCGGCATCATAGGCGCGCTTCCACTTGCGCTTGGCAACCTTCAACTGTTCTTTCTTGAACGCCTCTGATTCCTCATGAAGCTTATCGTAGTCTATCTCAGGTGCATCAAACTCACCTTCAATACTGCATTCGGGAGTTTTCTCAACGTCTTTTGATTCCATTTCCTGATGAATGCGGTCTTCCTCTGAAATGTATGGTTCATCGTCAATTTTCTGCTTATGACTGGCATTATACTCGTCAATGAACTCTTTTATTTCTTTCTTTGAACATCCATCTTTCCTCATTTCAGCCAACTCAAACTCGAACTTCTGACGTTCAATGTCCTCAAATCTCGTTCCGTCCAAATCGCTTCCTTCATTGAGTACGTTGATTTTCTTGTTTTCCTCATCAGCTCTCATCTGTTTGGCAATGGCAATCTCCAATAACGCGTGATTAACGTCCGATTCCGTCATTTCATCGACCTCATAAGCCCTAGGGTCTTCACCAAGCTCGTTTTTCAGAAAGTTCTTCTTTGCTTCGATGCATCCGCTCGGCAAAAACTGAGCCTCATCAAGATACATATAAGGATGAATGCTCTTGATAGACATGATAGGACTCGGCGTGCCGAAGTCTTGCAAAAGCTTCATGTATTTGTCCGCATTCTGCTGATAAATGCAGTAGCATTCCTCCAAATTGCGCTTCTGAACAAGCACAACTGCCATTATCCAGAATGGGTCTTTACCATCCGTGTAGCGTTTCGGCAATCCCTTCGTCTGCAACGATGCCGCTTCCAACGCCCTGTCAAGTGATTCTTCCTTTATTCGCATACATTCTCAACTGTTTAAAAGCATCCACCGACCGTAGAAGGAACTCGAACCTTCTGTTTGCCTAGACTTGTATCTAAAAATACGTCCTACCGCCTTGCGGATGCTGTTGTTTCTATTTTCCACCATTCTTCAACCAATCTTCAATCACGGTACTGTCACCATCAAACGACTGACCGAAGACGTTTACCAACTTGACCGAACAGAGCAGATACGGAATGTTCTTGATGTTGTCCGTTGATGGCTCTGTAGCATCCTGTACCAAAAACAACGCTTTCTTCTGTCTGTAATCGTCATACCACAGGATAAGCGAACCCTCCAAGTAAGCATACAGACTATCCCATGCTTTCTCGGCAGCTTTTATCTGCTCAGTGATGGAAAGCTCGGTTGTTCCGTCAACATCATACCCGAACACGCAGACTGACAACGTAGCGTTGGTGCTCTCATGCCTAGCATTCGGGTCAACGAACACTCTTAACGCATCACTCTCAGGATAGCTCTCGGTATATACACCCTTCTGCTTACCCTTGGAGTTCAATCCGTCCAATGACTTGTAGCGGACAGAACCGCCGCCGAAATCATCTTCCAGACTCTTGCGCACTCCGTCTGCCTTCCAAGCTCCCTGCTCGGACTTCAAGTAACGCTGTATGTAGAATTTCTTTTCTGCCATATTCCAAAGTCGGTAATTCGTAAATCAAACATTTATGCTGCAAATATACACCAAAAAATCAAGCCAAAAATGAACTTTACATAGTTTAACAAATTGCAAATTTGTACCATTTTCCCCATATCCCCAATTAAATATATGTTATCCGCATAAATCAGATTTTTCATATTGAAAATTTAACATTTAGAGCAATTCCCATATAATAATAACACGTAAATAAACCATTGTACCCTTGCGCGCAGCCGTAGTAGGGGATGTCAACCCCTGTATATAGTAAACTATATACTCATCCCCTAAGAAGAAAGGCTTCGCATCAACCCCATATCAATATCACACAAAACTGCAATCCGTATATAGCAAAAACGAACCTAAAATCAAAGAATAACCTTGTTTTTCCGCAAAAAACGAAAATAAACGCAAATAACTCGAAAATTGTATTCTAAGACGTTCAAAATACGATGGCGATAAACTATACCGCAAAGCTACATAAAACGCTCCATAACGCACGAAAATAAGCGAAAATGAATGTCTCGAAAACTTATGCAAAATCAAAAGTAGATATAATATTCTGGAAAATGCTCAAAATTCGGTAGAAAAGCGGAATTTGAAAAATCAGAGTATTTTACAAAAAAAATAAAAATAAAAAAATAAAAAAAATCGGACGAGAGCTGACCCACCCTGCGAGTGCCAAAAGCGGGGGGGGTAGGGTGTTGTTTGCCCTATATAGGGGTAAATCACTGAAAATCAATACTTTATTTGCGACAAAAACGGACATTTTCGGGCAAAAACGGCAAAAAATACGGCTTTTTGTGTCTGTTTTCGTTTTCTGTAAACTATCCAAAATAAGAGAAAAAGCAAAGAAACAAAAAGTAAAAAGATAGAACGTTTCTGCAAAGGTGCTGAAAACCCGAAATTCCCAAAAAGTTTTCTATTTACCATAATATCTTGCATAAACATATATTTTTACTTTGCATAATTATGCAGAAACTTGCATAATGTTTCACACGCAATTTTCGTGAAACAAAAAGCAAGTGAAAACGAAAACAGAAAAAGACGGCTGCAAACGTACCAAAAAACGAAAGATAGTACAAACATACATCTAAGACGGAAAACGGCTGCAAAGATACTCAAACGGCAAAACAGATACTTTCTATCTTATCATACAGGAAAACGGCTGCAAACGGCAAATAATACGCTTTTAGGCGTTTCCCCTATATATAAGGTACGCACGCACACTACATATATAAAAACGGCTGCAATAGTGGTTTTATGAGGGTGCAAAGGTGCAAATATGGTATGAGTCACACGAAAGCAACCAACAGCCCCGATTTAACCCCTAGTTTGCTATTTTAGAGATAGCAAATCGGTGTCCTTATTTATTACCAACAAGAAAAAGCGAGAAAAAACACAAAAAAAAACTCATATTTTTTGCTTAAAAGTTTTGCCGTTTCAAATAAAAGTAGTACTTTTGCAGTGCATTTAGGAAATAAGGATGCTTACTTAAGACATAGGAATCCATATATAACAATGCTTCGTTCTTTGATTTACTTTCATGTTAGCGTGATAATGAAACGCTTACTATTTGCAGCCGTGATTCTGTTTACAGATAGCGCAAACGTAAGATAGGCATTATCTTAATATCGTTATCAGAAATCTAGCAAAATGCTAGTGTAATGATACAATATAGTAGTATTAAGCGGTTTTTATGTTAGCCAACTAAAAGTAACATAAAGCAGTAACTTATAAATGAAAGAAGGAAAACGGATAGGCTATTATACGGAAGGTAGCTACATTATTACTTATTATTTCAAGCGTTGAAACATTCTAAAGTGAGTAAGGAAAAGTTAGAGTACAGAAATAAATTGAATGATAAATGAAAACCAAATACAATAATAAGTAACTGTTATATGTAGGCGAAAACCTCAGCCGTTGGCAATTAGGCGGTTTAATTGATAGCCACAAATTAGTAACTTAAAAAATTAAAGCAATATGATGTATGGTGAATTTGTTGAGCGTACTGGCGTTTATGTTGGTATTGCTGAGTTTGATGCTATTGTTGAGGTTTACAATAATAGCGATGTGGATAAAGATGAGTTTTGCAAGTTGTGGGCAAAAATGAACTTTGCCAGAGTTAAGGCTGAAAAGGAACAAAAAGCAAAGGAGGCAAAAGAGGCAAAGGCTATTGAATATATCACAAAGATGTATAATAAGCTATCCACAAAATTAAACAAAGATTTTATGGTTAACTTTAATATGTTAGCTATCCACGTTATCGGCTCTGCATCTTATAAGAAATTAGTAGATGCTATGCACGTATGCGGCATTATTGAGATTGATGAGTATTGTCCACTTGGGCATTATGTTTCTACTCTTGATACTTCTATAAATGAGTATTGGGAGAAAGTAGCCGAAAAGCATATTTAAACAAAAAACCCACTACCTTAAAAAAGTAGTGGGCGAATCAAATTAAATCGAAAAATCGAAATAACTTGCTTACTTAAGACGGCTGCAAAGTTATTAGTTTTTTCCGATATAAGCAAATTAATTAGTAACTTTTAAATATTTTAGGTATGGAATTAGAAAATGCATGGTACAATTTTATCACTGAGAATAATATTGCTACCGAGAAAGAGGTTAATTTGGTAACTGATATAAACGGCTATTCAGAAAGTACGTTTTTAGCTATCGTATACGCTCGTACTGGATATAGAAGTTATGAGCAGTTATTGGATGATGGCTATACATCAAATAATGAATTAAGCGAGTATTACGATATTTAATATTGGAGGGCTGTAATATGGTAGTTTTTGAGAAATTGTCTTTGAACGCACAAAGAATGGTATTGTACGTAAACAATACACGTGAATTTTACGATATTAAGTGTAAAATAACAAAGGTTATTGAAGAGTATCTGAAAGCTAACAAATTTGTTAGTGTTGTTAGATTAATGAATGATGATAATTTGAAAGATTTAGTTTTCAAGTCTGCAAAGTATCATTTTAAGCATGATGGAGAAATGCCAACTCAAAAAGAAAGAAAGCAGGCTTGTGCTTATCTCGCTTGTGCAATAATCAATACTGCAAAGGATAATTTGAATTTAAACTAATTGGAGGGCTATATATGAAAAAGTTAGAATGGTACAATTTGAAAGCGTGCAAAGAAATTAGAGTGCAGATTCTTATTGCAGCAGGTTTTAATCTTAAAACAGATTATTTCCGTTTGGATAGTCGCAAGCTATCTATTTTGTGCGAGTGTATGAAAGCGGATGGCTACAGATACGATTCTCCGCTTGGTCGTTCACGTTCACGCTCTTATTGGTATAGCTTGCAGCGTGTTTTTGATAGAATGAACAAGTAACTAACAATACCCTTTGCACTCGCTTATGTGGGTGCAAAGGTACAAATATTATAAGATATGGATATAAGTACAAAATGGGTAAGTACTGAATATAGAAATATTCAGTTTCACGTTGATATTGTAACTTTTGAGATAGCAACAAAGAAAAGCAATATTAAATCACTTTCTAGCCTTCTTGAAAATTACACCAAACTAGTACAAAAAGGCTTTATTAATACCTTTTGCGTGCTCGAAAATTCTTCTAGTATGTTTGTTGTAAAGGTAAGCGCAAACGTGGATAGACTTGTTTACTTAGATACTACAACATTAAATCTAGAAATTGGTAACATTAAAGATTAGTTGGAGTTATGGATATAACAATACCTTTCGTTTTCGCCCTTATATCTTACGTATTAGGCATTATTGTAGGGCGCAATTGGAATAAGTACGTAAAAGAGTAAATAACCCTTTAAAACGCAAATAATATGAAACATATTGCATTGACTATAAAACAAATTTGGGCATTAAAGATAGTCTTTAATAGCATTTTTAACGCTCTTGAAAAGAAAGAAGATGGTAACTACTATATAGATAATAAGAAATTCTTTCTTTCACTCAACGACAAAGAGTACCGTTCACTTTTACAAATAAGTGGTAAGTTATAAGTTTGCGACTTGGTACGGCACAATTAATAACATAAAGATATAAAGATATGATAGCAGAAATAAGAGAATATTTGGAAAAGCCGTCTCATTCAGGCAAACGTTATCTGATTAAAAAGATAGTTGGTACAAAAGATAACATTGAAAAGAAAGTACTAGACTATATGGATGCAAGAATGAACAATAAAGCCTTTATAAGGGTGATTGAGTTTAAGGTAGTAATAAAAAGCGGCAAATATACCGCATACGATTGGAGTTATAAGCCTACATACAGATATTAATAACATAAAAATAGAAAGATATGAATAAGATAGCTTTGAAGAAATTCGTTATTATAAGATATTTGGCTAGTTGTAACAAATACCCTTATGGATATGGGAAATATATAGAGGATGTTGGAGATTTCCGGTTAACATCTTTGATAAGTCATATCCTAGGCTACAATCATCCGAACGATAGCATTATCAGAGATGATGCGAAACGAATACTAAAATACATAGACACAAAAGACAAAAAGTATTTGAATGTTGCTTTTACGCCATATTACAGGAACAAATTAATTGAATATGTTGCTTAAAAGTTACTATAGCCGTGAGTAGTTAGAGACTACCTCCAAAAGCGAGATTTGGCACGGCACAAAGTTAAAAAGAAAACTTGGATATGGGAACAAAGGAAAAAATAAAGAATTGGTTGGAGGCTGAATATAATAGCCTTCACTTGGAACATGTAAGCGAGCAAAAAGAAAGCGAGTTAAAAGATAGATTTATTCGCTTTTATTGCAAGTTCGATAAACGACTGATACGTATCAAGCGTGAAAAGATAAGCGTATCACCGATTCAAAATGGCGGTGTGCGATTGTCTTTGGTAGCTTGGGGAAAATGCTATGGGCAATTTTACGAAGTGTAACTTTTAAACAATTGGATATATGAGTGACAAAGAAATGAATTTGGCTATCTTAAACAAGTTGTATGAGATAGCCGATAAGGTTTTTAATGAGGGTGTAAACGTGAAAGAAGGCAATTACACCGCCTCAGATTTGGCAAAGATGAAGGATAGCGCATTTAAAGATGGCTATTTGAAGACTGAAAAGAAATCATATAAGAATGAGTGTAATAAACAAGTAGAAAAAGATTGCTTTATTGCACCGATGGCGAGTGTAAATGTGCTATCTTTCGTTTGCTCATTCTGTGTAGTTCAAATCTTTGCTTTGGTAGCTAAGTTTGAAAAGTTAGCTAGCATTGGTAGCAAGAAAAGAATGTTTATCAAGCAGAAAGATAATAATGAAGTACTTTGCACCGTGAAAGTACTTATCAACAAATACTACTCTAAGCTATCTTTGCATTGTGCAAATGATGATTTGCGCCCTTCTATGAAAAATGTATGCTTGGATATTAGAAACGGAAGGGCAGCCGCTAGCGATGGTCACACGATGATGATTAAGGGCTTGGATGTGGTAAGCACGGAACATTTCACATACGATTACAATTTGCCTTTGGTAAACGGTAAAGACTTCAAAAAGATGTGCTCATTGGCTAAGTCGGGTAGTACTCTTACTTGCAAGTTGGTACGTGAACCAAACGACAATACATATTGGGTATCTGAATGTTGTGGATATTACTCTAAGACTGAGGAAAACAGATACGTAAATTACTCTTCTGTATTACCAAAGATTAATCCTGATAATCTTTGCACCATCAACGAAAAGACTTGGAAGGGTATTTCTAAATGGTTGAAGAAAAACAAAGGTTTTAACTCTATCGGTTTAGTAACAATCAAGCATAAAGAAAATGATAATCGTATTACATTCACAATTAACGGAATGTATGATAATCATGATGGTATTGAGATTTCTTGTGAGTGTGAAAACGTACCAAACAAGAATTTTGCGATTGGATTAAAGATTGATAGTCTGCTGAGATTTGAAAACTTCAATTTTGCACTTGGAAGATATTCTACTGAAGCTTTGGTGTATGTAGGTAGTTTGGAAGTTGGTATGATGATGCCGATGTATATTGATGATGAATATGACGGATTCAAACTATCTGATGGCTACATTGGTGCATACGATTATTGTGGCTTTGCGGAGTCTTTTGATATGCCTATTAATGAGCCTACAGAAGACGTTATTACCGCAAAGGTGGATAATGTTACAACTGAGGAAAAAGAGTGCGCTACAGAAGAAAAAACAGAGCAAACGAATAAATCTACAAAGGAAGTATCATTGGATAAATCTAGCAATAAGTTTAGTTTTGATGCAGTTGGTGTAAATGTAGGCGATACACTTACCTTCATTGATGGCACAAAGGTTATTGCAGCAGAAAACAATAAGATTATATTCTGTGGGGAACTGTTTACTTTGTCGGGGTTCTGTAAAGAGTTCATGCCTGATGAAAAGCGAACAAATAGTAATTCCTATCGTGGATGTGCTTTCTTCTTTAAGGATGGCGTTAAATTGGAAAAGCTATTCAAGGATGCGCAAAAGAAATCATTGGTATCAAGCAAAGAAGAGATTGCAGCCGTACCTGATGATACATTGAATAGCGTACCAAATGAGCATCTAGCGAACGAGAAATGCACCGAGCGGACAATTACACCACCTGCAAAAGAAAACGTCTCAGAGCGCAAAGAAACGGCATCAACCGCAAAGGTTGTGGCTATCTCTATCGGTGTTCCTTCATGCTTGGATATTCCACCGAACAATATGCGGTTGGATATTGCAGCAAATAAGCCGTTAAATTCGGCTGTAGGCGATTGCTTATGTTGTGTTGGTAAAGTAGTACACACACTACCTTTGCCGCCTCCACAGAGTAAAGAAATGAGTGAATTAATAAAAGTAAATCAATTAATAAAGAAACAGAAATGGAAAAAGAATGTACAAAGAAGATTTTAGATAGGTGTGTTGCAAATAACAGCCTACTACCTCCACTATGGAAAGATAAAAAAGGAGACCGTCTGTATCACTCGAATTATTACGACTTTGTAGTGTTGCATGATGGTACTCTATATGTAATGAATACAACAAGCTCTTTTACAATAAAGACACTTGGAGAACTGAGAGACAAAGCAAAATATATAGGATTAAATCCAGAGTGTTGTTATTAATAAAGAAACAGAAATGGATATAAAAGAATTATTTGAATGGGATAAGGAATACTATGGTATTGACTTAGACAAAATACAGAAAGAGTTTATCAAAGCAAAGACTGCCATAGAGAAGTCTTGGCTAAGAAAGAGTACTCTTTACGAATTCGAATATCGAATGCAAAATACAGAAAACCGAATATTAAAGTTTGGAGATATAAGAATCAAGTTTCGTTTAATAGGGTGTGATTCATGTGTATTTAGTGTTGTAAATGATGACGAAACAATTGGTGATTGTGTATTTCATATTTGTACTTGGTTAGAAGGTGAGCGCATTCTTAGTGATTGTGTTCAATTTGATTCTCATCATGTTCGTTTTTATTTTCATTTTGATTACAAAAGTGGAGAATTGAAGGATTTTTCACGTGAATCATTGAGATAAGGAGAAAGCAATATGTTTATAGAACTTACGACAAGCAAGATTAAAGTCTTGGTTAATACGGCACAGGTTGCCTACATTAAGCCATCCGAGTATGGTTTGAGTAATGGTCGTTTCATTAAAGGAACTGCCATTCATTTTACGAATATGATTAATAGTAATGGCTCACGAATAATGATTATCGATGAGACTTACGATGAAGTTAAACAATTAATGAAAGGGTAAAGTTATGAACGAATTGGAAAAGTTAATGATAGCAGAATCAAAGAAGAATGCTATTGATGATGAGTTGATTAAAGATGAGCAGCAATGTGAATATGACAAAGCCTGCAATTGGGCAACGGAAACGATGGACAAATTAAGTTTTTTGGAAAACTATAAATGCCGTCTTGAAGGAAGTCGCTCATATGGCGCATTCCTCATCTATACAAATGGTCACGGAACAATTGAGGTTGCATTGGCTTTTGAGTATGATAGAAGTATCAATAAGCGCAAAAGTGTCACTAGATACCATACAGATATGCCGCTCAAAATCAATTGGAATTATTCTATGTGTGGTGGCGATAAGTCTGAGTTAAGTCTAGAAGACTTCGTGAAAGAATTGGTAAGACGTGGAATTATTAAGGTAGAGGGTTAAGTTATGAAAGTATATGTAGTTATCAATTCACACCAGCATGGACTGGGTGAGGCAGTTGAGGTTGAGGCAGAAGTCTTCGATACTAGAGACAAGGCTAGAAAAGCGATGGAAGACAAAGGTCTGAACACATTGGAAAGCTATAAGCATTCATTGGATTGTGACGATTTCCAAATCAGCGTTTCAGATTTCTTCTATCATATCTCAGACAACGAAGGTGAGACGTGGGATAATTTCGATATTGTAGAACAAGAATTAAAGTAATAAGACTATGGAGATTAAGAATGCAGCTCATTGCCCTATCAATGACAAAGACCTTTGTCTTGATGAGTTGGTAAGAGATTTATTCAATGATGGTCAGTACGCTTGGAACAAAGACAACACAGAAATGGTTGGATTTGTCGGCAACGAGCCAGTATTGGTACGACAGGAAACCGATAACAAATTGTTGGTTAGATTCCTTGGCGATGCTTGGTATTCTGATGTTGTTGAGGAATGGGTGAAGAGAATTGAACATGATAAGAACAATGATGTAGATTACGTGATTGATACTTATATGTTTGGAGTGATTGAGAATGACCGAGAACGTAAAAGTAGCGATTTTCATGTATCATTCTATTATCGTAGATAATAAATAACAGAAAGTAACGTTTTAAGTAATAAGAGATAGGAGAAATGAAGAAAGTGTATTTTTTTACAACTGCAAGAAATATACTCATTAAATATTTGGAGTGTATGGGAGTTGTCTATGATGTAAATCAGAATCATGTTCGGTTTGACGTTTATGTTGTATCTGCAACATTAACCGACATACAGAGAAAATTTGTATATGATTTAATAATTAATCACGATTATCTTGCATCTTGCTATAACCAAAAAGAGTATGATTTGCTAACAAAGATAGGATAGGAGATAGGAGAAATGAAGACAATAGAAATCAAGAATGAAGGTGGCGCATCTGTAAAATACGACATTGTGAACATCGGCTGTAAGGATTGTCCTTATTGCATGATGGCAGAAGGTCACTACCTTTGCCGTTCCGACAAAAGCTGCAGCGCAAAGGCAAACATGACCGATGATGATGAGCCAAAGCAGAAAGTAATAATATACAGTCGTGTCTCTACTGAGAAGCAGACATTGGAGCAGCAGGAAAGAACAATCAATGAATGGTTGAATTGTCACAATCTCAAAGCTACTCACGAAGTGAAGGAGGAAGGTGTATCGGGTAAGGTATCTTATAAGGATAGAAACCTTGGTAAGGTAGTATTGCCGATGCTTGATAAGGGTGATATACTTATCGTGTCTGAAGTCAGCCGTATCGGTCGTTCCATGAGCGACATCAACAAGTTTGTTAATGACGAGCTGAAACCACGTGGCGTGCGCTTGGTAATTGTGCAGATGGGCATTGACCTTGATTGCAGCCACCTGAAAGCGATTGACGAAATGTTGTTATTCGCTTTCTCATTCTCGGCACAGATGGAACGTGAACTCATACAGGAGCGAACACAAAGCGCATTGGAAGTACGCAAACAGAAATTGGCACAAGACGGAGAGTTTATCTCAAAGTCTGGTAAGGTCGTTAAAAAATTGGGCAGACCTAGAAAATGTGACTTGTCAAATGCACAGAAGGCTGCATCGGAAAAGCGAAAGAAAGAGGCTGCTGAGAAACCTTGCAACAAAGCTATATGGAATGTGGTTAAGAAGTGTACCAATGACTTCACAGAATTGACTACACCTAACTTTGCGGATGCAGCTATGATGTTGCAGCAGATGGGTGTTTATTCGTCCACTGGCAAGGTATTAACCAAAGAACTAGTAAGAAGTGCGTATTACAATCTACGCTCAGTCTATGGCAGTCAGGTTTATTTCAGACGTGGTTCTGCCAACTATCGTGTAATGCGAGAAAAGGGTATGACTGATGAGGAGATTCAGCAGTATTACAAGGAACTGAATAACAACAACAATAATACGGAGGAGGTTTAAGTTATGGCATTCTTAATAGCAATTTGGCTAATCGGCACATTGTTCGATTGCGCCATGGGCAGAAATAAAGATTAAAATTTCTGCCCTACACACAATATAATGACGCATATTGCGTTATCTTTTGAAAATAATATAAATATCAAACAGCCCTACGCAACACGGTTAAGCGGATTTTTATGAAAGAACTTAATGTTTTCGACCTTGACAACGACAAGATGTTCAGTCGCAAGGCTTTGAGAAAGATACTTCGCCCAGACGAAGACAATTTGTATCAGAGTGATGTATGGCAGCTTATAGAAACGTTTGGTCTTCCGAAACCTCTCTACCGATATGCAGATAACGAGGTGTATGACGACAATGAAAATACGTATTCTAAAGCAGTAGAGCATTTCTTCAGTAAGTTTCACCAAGAATGCGTAGAGAAATCCACGGAAGGCGATGTTCAGTACAGACTGCTTTCGTGCGGCGGCAATATTTGTGCAGCGATGTTTGTTTGCGAAGATGGGATTATACAGGAAAGCTTCTGTTTTTGGATTGACGTTTTTTCTTTGCCTGATGATTTTAATTGGTCGTTAGGTGCTCTTGAACTTTTTTGCTAATCATTTCAGCCCTCGCCAACACGGATAAGGCATTATATATGAAATTACAAAACTCTACAAAAGAAATAATAGACAGAAGAAAGGTGTATTACGTAACTATCTATAATAGCAGACACATGATTGTTGCATTCTTAGGTAGTGGTTTGCATTATGTTTCGGAAAGAACTGATGCAGCTTTGTTTGATACAAAAGAGGAGGCGCAGGAATTGATGAAGAAAGCGGAATTAAACGGAATTTGTAACACGATACCAGATTTCGCAAAAATGACGGTTTCATCTGATACGCAAGTTTTACTCCAACATTGGCATTTCTAGCCATACAATACCCATAACAAAAATTAAGCCCTCGACACCACGGTTAAGTCACTATAAATGAAAAAGATTTTAATGCTTATGGCAATTATGATTGCCGTGGGGTTTGTTTCTAGTTGCAGCATTAAGCCAAAAGTTCCCGAAAAGACACATGCACAATTACGAGCAGATTCTATCGCAAAGGTAAAGAAAGATTCTATTGCGAAGGTTGCCAACTTCAAGAAGTTTTCTTTGAATAGCTTAACTAGACTTCTCAAAAGACAGATTTCGAGTGACCCTGATTACGGAATGGTTTTAGAATCCTCAGACTTAATACTTTCCGATTCCATCTACCTCGCAAATTGTAGGGTTGCGGTTAAGAATAAGTATGGTGCAGTCGAGCAAGACGAGGACATATATTTGCTTATGTGTAAAAATGCGCCAAAAAACGAATGTATGATAGTACTGGATAGAGATAGAATGGATAAGTTTCTGAACAACATATCAAAAGATTGTTGCTGCCTTCCGCTTATTACAAATGGTGATAACGAAATGCGCTCAAAAATCATATATCAGCTTTGCGATAAAGGGCAGTACTTTTTTAACGTTGAAAGGTTTATAGAAAAAGGACTGGACTTTTCACCATTCTAATGTTCTTGGAAATTGGATTGTGAATTAAAATAATATCGGATATGAGAAATTTAAGCAAAACAAAGAAAATCATTCTTGGTATTGCCGCCTTTGTTGTGGTCATATTTGCCATTGATTACATTTGGCATTATATTGAATATAAAAAGAAAATAGACCGCATCGAAAGAGAACACAGACAAGAAATGATTGAATTACAGGAGTTAGAGAATATGTATAACAATGGCAATGCCTACGAAAAGCAGAAAGCTTATCAAGAATTAAGAGAAAAGGCTTTACGTAAGGGATTGACTGTTGACGAATAATCATTTCCCCATCTATCAAGCATAGGTGGGGATTTATTATACCCAAAAACAAATTAATCGAATAATTAATAACTGCCAAATGTTAAAGTTTGGTTAAAGGATTACTTAGCACACGCAAGATAGGAATATTTTTCGTATCTTTGCAGCGTTCAATAAATATATCGGGAGAGAAATAGGAAGCTTTTCCGTCAATTCGGTGGAGCATTTTTTATGCTCTTAATCTTACGAGACTGATATATCCATATCAAAGATATAGGTGTATCGCCCCTTGCACATATCGTAATGGTGTGTGCGTGCTTTCCGATATAGGCATTGAACAAAGGGTAGCGGTACACCCTTTTCGTGTATCAACCCAACATTTGTTTAACGTTCAAAAATATATCGAAATGAACGAAAATTTAATTTTAACGAAGGATAGTGTTCCATCGGATATTGAACGCTACTTCCGTGGTGTGTTGGCATTAGACCAACAAGACAAGGTGTTTTCCGTTAACCTTGATGATGTTTGGCAGTTAGCTTATTCTCGTAAAGATAATGCGGTTAGAGCATTAAAAGCTAACTTTATGGAGAACGTTGATTACATTGCTATCCAAAAGAGCGAAAATAGCTCGCTCCCCCAAAATGCGGAGCAAGATTGGGGTGGTAACAACAAAGTTGATTACTACATTACTTCCGCTTGTTTGGAGTATTTTGTTGCTCGCAAGGTTCGCCCAGTGTTCGAGGTTTATCGTAGAGTGTTCCATCACGCAGTTGCTCAAGTTCAGCAGCAGCCATCTTTGCAGGAACAGATTCAAGCAAAGTTAGTCTTTGCTGATTGGAGTGCAAAGTTCCTCAATTTGAATGACGCAAGCAAATTGGGCATCGCTCAGAAGATTGGTAAGATGGTAGGCTTGGATGATGCTCTTCCTCAGTCTGTAAACGCAGGAACGGAAAAGCCGATTACGCACGCTGCCACTGACTTATTGAAGTCGCACAACGTTGGTATCTCAGCACAAGCATTCAATCGTATGCTTGAACTCAAAGGAGTAGTAAAGCACGCCACTCGCCCAGGAAAGCGAGGAAAGGTGCATAGCTGGTATGTTATCACTCCAGCCTTTGACAAGTATGGTCAGAATCAGCAAGACCCTAAGTTTCAGCAGCAGACACAGATACGTTGGTATGATGCTACATTTATGGAATTGCTCACCATTGTTGGCTTGAATAGCCAGACATCACTCAATTTAAATTAATAGGAGATTACATTATGGATAAGGATATTAAGCAGATTCAGCAAGAATTTGAGAAGAAAGAAGAACAGGAACGTGCTATGAAGAACGTCACCTGCCCTAAGTTGGCAAACACACTGGTAAAGTTGCAGCAGGTTTACAACGAGTTCTATGAGGAATATGACCGTGCATACGATTTAAGCATACGTGACAAGAATGACAAGATGGAATCGGATTTCACGACAGCATTCGACAATATGCAGGGTGTTATCGCTACACTTATGGCTAACCTTCTTCAATCGGATTTGTATAGAGCTGTGCCTTACGAGGCTTAATCTGTATATTACCAAAGTTACATTTCCTCGCTTATCAATAATGGTAGGCGAGGATTTGTTTTATGGTGCATACAAGACGTTTAAACTATCTCACCGATAAATCATACCAACAGACTATTTTAACCGCTTACAGAAGAAATTTTCACTATCTCTTTGAGTTCTCAGATATTTTGCTTATCTTTGCAAAGCAATTATTGGAATTCATATTTCTATTTCAGCCCTGCCGTTGATGCTCAATGGTGGGGCTTTCCTATTGCATTTCTTTTATACCTATCATATCGCCCTGCATCATCATTTTTGGTGGTGTGGGGCATTTTTGTGTGTTAAACAAACATAATATTTTCCCTAAAATACCCGTATCTCTCATTATCCCACATTAATAATTTTAACGGAAAAATAAGTACACTCAGTCTGAAATAAAATGCTTATCTTTGTGCTCGAAAAAGCGTGATGTAGTGGTAAATTACAGCTTGTAACATAATGATATTTTTTAAGTAGGTGCTCGAAAGAGACCGAAGAGATTAAAAATATAGGGATTTCATTAAGTGCCACTACACTTATTGGAATCCTTTCTTTTTTGTTATGCGGAGACATCTAAACATCAATGTAGAACTGGTAGAGCGATATGCTTGCGGTTATTCCAAGGTAGAAAGGAGTAAGCGCATGACTATATTGTGCTTTGCTATTTGGTGTAAGATGCAGCATAGTAATTCTATAATGTTTGATATGGGTACAAGACAACTGATGCGTACCCTTCACATTTCACAACCAAAGGCTCAACTGTTGCTTAATGCTATCAAGACAGATGATTTATTCTCTGTTAAAGAGGATGGTCGCTTTATTGTTACATCATTTAAGGATGATACAAGGAAACTTGATAAAAACGGAAGAGTTTTCAAAGGTGCAAAGATGTTCACAATTGAAGTGAACAAACAATATACACTAAAGGATATATATAACAGACTGAATGAACTTCTGTTTTTGTTTCAGATTGGTAGTCAGGAGGCGAACAGCTCACACGTTAGTGGTAATAAGAAATCAAATCGCTTGTGTCGCTCAACCTTTATCACAATGAAACAATTACAGAGTGCTATCGGTTTGTCGCATGGTTCTGTTAGTGGTATCAAGAAACGTTTAATCAAGAAAGAACAGATTAAATCAACTTATGCCGAACTGCACATGGCAGACAAGCGTGTGCCTAACCAAGTAGAAACGATGCTGGTTAGGTTCGGTCGTAAGAATCCGACTTTTGAGATTGGTGATAACGCTTACGTTTGCATACCATGTTCATACGAGATAACAAGCAGAGACGCAAAAAGAAGTTGTGGTCGGCACATCATATACGGATATGGATGCAGAAGAAAGAAAAGTCAGATAGGTACTGAAACAACTAGTAAAGGCAGTTTTATTACAATGGATAATGGATGCGGAATGCCTGATTAAATGCTAGTGTTTCTGTTTTTGACGTTTTCACACTATTAGTTAGTGGTAATCTATGAATAGTTTATTATACTAACGTGCGTGTGAGTAATATGATTGTTTAATTAAAAAGATATTTGATTATGAAGAATGAAACAAAGTTAGAGAAGGTAAAGAAGTTCCTTGATGAGAATAACATCAAGTACTCTGAACCTAAACATAATGGCAGAAAAGGTCATAGTGACCTTGTGTTGTCTGAACTTTGTATTTTTATCAAGATTTCAGGTGATGATGATGCGAAGTTCTTCAATCGGCATAAGTATTATTATCCGATTTTTATTCGTGATAATGAGACTCCAAAGTTCGTGATTGAGAAGGTTCAAAACACTATCATCAAGTCTATGAAAGAAAAGCAGGAAAGATTACTGAATGCTAAAAAATAACGTTTAAATTTAGAGAATATGTTTGGAGAAGAAAGAACTTCCGAAAGTTGAATTAGTAATATGGTTAGAATCACAAGAAACAAAGCTGCCGAGATACTAGGGTTATCTAGACAGACAATCAGTAACTACATTGAGCAAGGTCTCATTAGCAGTTGTGTTGGAGAACATGGTATCTTGTATGTAAATAGTGAGGACGTTGAGAAATACGCCCAGAAGTACAAGATGCTTGCTGCCAACGAAAAGATGATAGATGATAAGCTCAAAGAAGTTGAGGCGCACAAGCGTGCAATAAACGTTGAACTTACCGAGTTGAGAAACAGAGCGACCGCAAACGGCAAATTGGCTGCCAACGCTGTTGGTATGCTTTTTGGTGTAATAAACGCTATGTCGTATCTTAATATCACTCCAAAACTTTGCTATCGTGAATCTAAGATGTTGAAGGACATCATTAACGGAATGACTTATGACGAGCTGTCAATCAAGTACGGCGTATCTGCAACTAGAATCAGACAGATTGTAGAGAAGACTTGCAATAAGCTGACGTACAACGAGGATGCCACCATTGCCGATATTGCTACAAATCAAGATTTGAGAATCGTGATTGATGGTTTAAAGAAGAAACTAAAAGCAACACAAGCTAGTTATGATGAATACAGACGTGCAAAAGGCGATACTCCTATCGGTGGAACAATACTTCCACCATTAATACTTGGTAATGATGTAAACGACTGTGGCTTTCCTGTTCGTATTCTGAATATGTTCAGATGGTGCGACGTATATACCGTAGGCGATTTACTCCGCAAATTCCATGGTAAGTCTGATTTGGATAAGATTAGAAACATCGGGAAAAAGAGCATTTGGATTATCCTTGACTTTATCGAAGAGAACAATCTTAGCTTTAAGCAGAATGGAGAGAGTGATGAGGATTTCTATATTCGTCTCAACAATAATTTATCAAACAAAAAACATGAAGAAAATGATTAAGAAAGTATTAGGGTTTGTTACTATAGGTAACGTCAGTTTATTACTGGTAGTTGTAATTGGTGTATTTTATATATTTATCAATCGTTTTGAGCCAGCTATCTTATGTATGTTTTTGGCGGTTGCAATTTTCTTTGTTAACTTTTTGTTTAGAGAGTGTGATGAAGCACTCGACCTTGCAGATAAGTGCAAAGACAATGAGAGGGATGCTGTGCAAGAAACGATATGGCTTTACGATGAGCTGCAACTTGAAATGCAGCGACACCGACTGACCGCATTACAAGGTATGAAGTACAAGAATAAGGCTGAGTTTATGCAGCGCAAGAAGAGCCTTACACAATACCTAAAGTATTCTGATGCAATTGACAACCTCTACGAGCAAGAAGTTGAACGCTTGCATAAAATGAAGAAAGAAATTGAAAAGAAGAATAATGATGGAAAAGACAAAGGAACTGACTCTGAAACAGAGACTGCAAAATCTGAGTGAAGAACAAACACCATTCTTTCACTCGCTTACACCATTCGCCGCAGGATTTACACAAGGTTTCAATTACGAAAAGAAACGTCTTGTTGCCGCATTGGTGAATAACTCGGAAGTCACAAAGGACTTCATCAACGAGCCTATCAGCGTACCAATAAGCGATAGCATTCTGTTTATGCACGCATTCATTGACGGCTCTGTTGACTATCGCAAGAAGATAGAAACTATTCTATCGGATAAATAGCAAGAAAGGGAGGTTAACAGCCTCCCTTTTTATTTGCTCTTTTAATTGTAATAATTATAAATCTGTATCTTCTAAATCTTTGTTAAGGTAATCAATAACCTTGCGGTTGGCTTCATCAATCTTCTTTGTATTATACTTGATATAGGTTGATGTTACCGCATTATCCCACATCGCATGACCTAATGCCCTGCCTATAACTTCCATCGGTATATCAATCTCGCTTGCTAACGTTGCCCACGTATGGCGATTATAGTAGGTGGAAAGATAAGGGAACATCGGCTCTTTACTATATTCTCTGAATTTACCTAACCTTTTAAGTCTGAAATTCAGATTGCTCTCAAAGTGTTTGAGGTTGAACTTGATGTTGTCCTTATACTTTAAAAGGTATTTCTTACCTTTGTATCGCTTGATAATCTCTAACGCCTCTGGTTCTACCTTTATATCATACAATCGTCCTGTCTTGTTACGCTTGTAGCATATTCTGCCGCCACGAAGGTCTGTTGGCTTCAAATCTAGAAGGTCTGATATATTGATACCAATCAAATAGAAACCTAGCATGAACAAATCCCTTGATTCACGTTGAGGGTTAGTGTGGAACTCTGCATCACGCAACTGTCTCATCTGTTCTAGAGATAAACAACGCTTTCTTGTTTCCTCATGTGGAAGTACGTACTTACGGAATGGGAATAGGGTTGTTATCTCATTATCAATTGCCCAATTGAATGTTGCCTTGATATTTCTCAAATCAATATGAACTCCGTTAGGCATCCGTCCTCTTTCATATTCATGCTTCACAAACTTATCGAGCCAGTCTCTAGTGATGGTATCAAATGTACACTTAGCATCAAAATTTCTAATTCTGATGATAGTCACATCATACACTCTCTTCGTGCCAGCTTTCAGATTCTTGGAATCTGCACACATCTGCATATAGTCGAGGAAATTCTTCTCAGCTACCTTGCCACCCTTTATAATCTCTTTCAGATGGCTTTTTAGCATCGGAACATCCTCACCATTGTGCAGCAGTATATAGTCTTCCACGTTTGAATATAGCTCTGCCAGTCGCTTAGTCTTTGCCTTTGCAGACTTGTCTGAACGAGGGAATACCATACCATCAAACTTCTCTGTCGACTGCAATCCTGTGTATATATAGAATCTCTTACACTTATGAGTGATGGAGAAATACACCTTATATGTCTTGTCTTCAACGTAAACCTTCATAATTCTATCTCCTATTAGCTTGCATATTACTTGCAAAGTCTATCAGTTTTTATCATATTTACGGGGTTTTTCGGGCGTTTTTTACTTTATATTTTACTCGTTAAATCTCGTAAAGTATTGATACTTAGTGTGAATGCTTATCGCGTTAAGTGAAGCTCAATCGGTTCGCCGTTCTTTGGCTCATAGCCTCCCTGCACGCAGATAGAGGCGGTACGTAAATTCTTTTTCATTTGTCGGTTATGTTTTCTTTTAAACTTCATGTTTTTGCGATATGACATGTTATGCTGCCCATTGCAAGATGCAAAGATACGGCAAATCCTTGAGAATTAAGAATAATTTGCGTAAAACATTGTTCTATAGCCAGTTTTTTTTGTACTTTTGCAGTCAAATTTGCAAAATAATAGCGATATAGTTTTATTTAAAGTAGT